ATCTGGATGATTTTGGCGGCCAGTTTTGGCCCCAGCGTTTCCAGGGCCAGCTCGGGCGAGACGGTGATCCGCTCCGAGGTGGAGACGAACACCCGGCCGGCCTCACCCAAATCGATCTCTTTGAAATTGATCTCGAGCATGCCCGTTTTGAGTTCGTCCTCCAGGGCTTTGTACTGATCGTAAGCGGCCTTCAGGAGTATGATTTGAGTTGCTTTCTCCCTGAGCTGCTTCGCTGTCACACGTGCCATTGCCAACCTCCGTTCAAGATATTGTCCAACTTTTGAGGGCCAGGCGCACCAGGTCAAGCCGGGATCGCGCCGTTACCTTCGATGGTCATCTGCCGGCAACCGGGCAAAACCTCTACAGCCTGTCCACGGCCCGCCGGCGTCTGGCCGTGGAGCAATGGAGATAAATCGAGGTAGTGCTGATGTCCTCGTGGCCGAGCATGTCCCGGATCGTCTCTAAATTGACCTCTCGATCCATCAGGGCCACGGCAAAAGTGTGCCGCAGCGCGTGCGGATGGATATCTTTCCGCAATTCAGCTTTCCGCCCCAGCTCCTTGATGAGCGAGCGCAGCCGCCGCAGGCTGATCCGCTGCCGGCGCTGGCTGAAGAAGAGCGGCCCGGCCGCACGTCCGGCCAGGTACGACTCCAGGGCGGTGGCCGCCTCGATATGCAACGGCAGGATGCGCTGCTTGGCTCGTTTGCCGAAGCGGACAAAAATACTCAAATCCTGGAAGTCGATGTCTCCCACGTCGAGCATCCGCAGCTCGTTGCAGCGCAGGCCGGCGAACAGGAAAAGCGCCAGGATCGCCTTGTCTCGGGCGGATAGCTCCAGCAGCATCATGCGCTTGCGCTCCGCCTCGGTCAACCAGGTCGGCAACCGCCTGGCTGAACTCTTCCCTTGGCCTCTTGGCTTCATTCGTGCGTTCCCTCAAAGATGGCCGAAAAGTACGCTTTTCGGCCATCTTAACCACAAGCTGTTAGTCAGGCTGAATCACCCTCCGTCCGTCCCCCCGCGCTCGTGCTCCATCTGCATGGTTGCGGGTCTCCTTAATTCAGCCTGATCGATCAGGCCATGCCCGAGGGCGATGGCCACCGCGTGGGTCGTGTTGCGCCCGCCGAGTTCGCGGCGGGCCTGCTGTAGATAGGCGCGGACCGTGCGTGGCGACAATTGCAGTTGCCAGGCCGTGGCCCGGTCGGTCAGGCCCTGGGCCGCGAACGCCAGCACCTGGCGCTGCCGGTTGGATAAAAAAAAGGGGCAGTCTGCGCAAAGTGCAGACTGCCCCGGTGTGACTACCACTCTGACGGGCAAAATATTCGCCTTTCAAAAACTGCTCAATTCGATCAAATCCGGCCCGGCTTGAATTTATCCAAAATCGCCGGTCGGCCGATCTTGACCGGCATGCCCCGGAGCGAGACGTAGATCGGCATCATCAACTCCTCGCCGGTTTGCTCGGCATAGGCGCACAGCAAATTGATGCGTGCGTCCAACTCTTCGACCTGCTGCCAGGTCAGTATCCGCAACCCTTTCGCCGGTGGATGGCGTATCGAGATGGGGGGTTCGGGATCGTTTCTCATGGTTCGACTCTATTCTAGTGAATTTGTGACTGAGCTTCAATTGTCAATTTAGGCAATAAAAAAACGCGGTAAGCCGATCCCGGCCACCGCGCGTTCTTCGCTCTGGAGGTTGATGTGGTAAATTGAATTTTGCTGAGAACCGTTATAGCTGTTCTGTTACAATTGAGTTAGTTTTCGACTCAGTTCCACCAGTCGGGCCGGCGGCAAGTCCTCGGTCGATCCCTTGAGGACGGCCCGCACCGGCGCGCCGGCTCGAAAAACCACCTCCACATCCAGCAACTGACGCTCTTCCGGAGTTAAGCCCTCCAGGTAACGTACCGCTCGCTGCCGGATCAATTCAGGATCCTCCTGTCGGCCGGTGACCAGGTCAAATTGCACAGTGGTGGTGATCACTCGCTTCTGCCCATCGTAGCCAATGGAGCCATAATCCGGGTGTTCGGCCCGTCGAACGAGATCCAGGACCGCCTCAAATCCATCCATCAAATCACCCCTTGCTCTAGTGATTATACCCGGTCGAGGCATTTTTCTAAATCAACCACCAAGAAAAGGGGAACGCATGTTCAACGTGAATTTTGTCTTCAATGGCCACCATCTCAAGATCGACCTGTCCAGCCTGCCGCCGGGGTGCCGCTCGATCATCCTGGCGCTGCCCAACGGCCAGCAGTTGGAATACACGCTCGGCCCCGATCCCGGCGGCCCGGCTCTGGATGTGCCGGGCCTGATCGCTCAGTTTTTGATCTACCTGGATATCAACGAGGATTTGCGGCCGGTCACGCTCAAGGGCTACCGTAATCGGCTGGGGCAATTCGGGGAGTGGCTGGTCCGAACCGGCGCCGGCCTCGAAGCCGGCGAGACCTGGCTGGCCTACTGGGCCAGCCTGAAGGGGCGCGGCTGGTCGCCCTACACCCTCAAGGGGCACTATCACATTTTGACCCGCTTTGGCCGCTGGCTGTTCGAGCAGAATTATCTGGGCTCAGATCCGATGACCAGCATCCACCCGCCCAAATTGCCCCAGGATGCACCGCCCAAGGCGATTACCCGGGCTCACATCGAGCAGATGATCGAGGCCGTCGAGGATGACCGCGAGCGGGCGCTGCTGCTATTTTTCCGCGACACCGGCTGTCGGGCCATCGAGGCCGAGGGGTTGACCTGGGGAAATGTTTTCCTTGAGGAAAACAAGGCTCACCTCGTGGGCAAAGGGGGCAAACACCGACCCGCTTTTTTTCGGGCGCCCACGGCCCAGGCCCTGACCGCCTACCGGGCCAGCCTGAAACGGGCCGGCCCCGGCGACGCCGTCTTTCAGGGCCACCAGGGGCCGCTGACCTATAACGGCATTTATCTCGTCTTCAGACGAGTAGCCGAGCGGGCCGGCCTGGACGAAGACGCCTTCAGCCCGCATGCCTGGCGGCATGCGTTCGGGCGAGACACCACCCTCAAGGGCATCCCCACCGTGCAGCTCTCCGACTTGATGGGCCACAGCACCACGGATGTGACCAAAATCTACGCCCGCTTTAACACCGCCGAGCTGCAAGAGGCCCACGGCCGCTATGGGCCGGATCTAAAAGACCTATAAGGTTTCGCAAACCTTATAGGTCTAAATTGGGCCGGGGGGCTTTAACTTTGCAAATGCTCCTCGGCTTCCCATTCGTCCTCGCCGGGATACCAATCCGTGGCTTTGCGGCTGCGCTGTTCCTTTTTTCTTAGCCAAAGTTAATCAAAAAAGGTAATTCGCACTCTGTTGATAGCGACGGTGCATCTTGGGCCGCTGCAACTAGAGCCTGGGTTGATCCAGTATCAACCGTGAATTGCTTTGTTCGTGCCAGCAAAATAGACTTCACCTGTTTGTACGGCGTAAACCGTCCAATCTCAGGATCATCTAATCTTGCCAGCAAATTCAAAGCAGCATTGTGGTCAGCGTCCAACAGCACCCCGTCAAAACAGTAAAACCGATCCCCACGACGCTCTCCAAGCAAGACGCCGTATCTCGAATCTGTTTGCGAACTGTAGGCCGCGTTGACCAATGCTAAAGGCGCAGAACCTCTGCGCCGGGTTACCGCTTCTAAAGACTCGGCCATTATCCCTTTGACCCAACCGGATAGCCGTCGATTCTGATTTTTACCAAACGACTTGCCGACAATCAGGCCGGGCAGGTCTTCACATACAACCTGTCTGGCTTTGTCTACTACGGAATGGGTGGCCTTGTATATCTTGTCCCGAACTTTCTGCCGGTGTTGTTTCTTGCGTTGATCCAGCTTCTTTCGGCCAAGATTGTTCTTGAGTATCTTGTCTCGTTTACGAGGCTTCTTATCAGCAATCGCCTTGAGCTTGTTACGTCGCTGATATTTGACCTTGAGATAATCTGATTCCGTAGATAGGGTTTTTCCCAACCCCTCGCCATGCCGGTCCCCATCCGAATCGACATAGACTTCGGTATACCCCTTGTCAATCCCAAGCGTCTTGTCCCCACAAGGCCGGGTGACGCAAACGGAACTTTCTTCGACCGCATAGTGAACTTCGATTCGTCCATCTCTCAGGATCAACCGAATCGAACCCGATATTTCGATATTGGTATTTAGGGGGATAGTTATTCTTTGACCAGATACCGGGCCCATCACCTTGAGCCAAGTCTTTCCGTTCAACTCAAAGGTGGTATAGCAGTCGGAATCAAGCACGATTTGATTGTCCACCTGGGTTTGTCCGTGCTTGAAATGTTCCCGCATCTGGCGGCGCAAGTAACTATCTTCTGTCCATCGGTCGTACTTGAGTAAGGTATACAGTCGCTTTTGTTCCTGTTCGTCGCTGGTATGTCGCCTGATAGCCTGCCTCACCTCAACCTTAGCCGCCTCTCGATAGGCGGTAATGTCTGCAATGGTGACCCGCAGGGTTTCTTTCCATAGCCTGGCCGGAATATCAAAACGCCTGCCTTCGGCTAACCATTGATCCCGAATTTTGCGATCAGTCAAACCTACCCCGGCGATAGACCCATATCGCTGCCATACCTCAGACCGGAGCAAGCCGAGACGGTCGGCTATCTCAGCTAACTGGTCGTGCTTGCCCTGGTTCAGATTTGCACCATAGGCAATTCGGGTGACTTTACTCACTTGGTTTACATTTCTCCAGGTAGTCATCGATGGCCCGGCGAATATGTTCGGACACCTTGATTCGACTCGTAGCTAATTTTTTCAGTTGTTCGTATTGCTCTTTGAGGATGTAGATATTTATTCTGACCATACAGATACTATACATCAATGGTGCGTATATGTCAAGTGCTTACAGGGTAGCGCGTCCTTTTCTTAACGTAGGCAGGTGGCTAACTGTGGGTTATTATAGATAACTATTCAGGTTCAGTTGACGGCTCCGGTGATCCGGCCCGGCTGTTGGCCGTGTTTTGGCAATCTCGCCCGCAGTAGAGCCGGGGCCGGCCCTTTGTGGTGTATGGCCCCAGGTTGGCCGGGATTGGCCCCAGGCAGTGGTCACAGGTGCCGAGCGGCTGCTGTTTTTGGGCCACCGGCCTCTGGGCCTGAATACGGAAGATTTTTAGGTTGCGTCTCACTTGCCCCCCAAAAACGCTTTTTTGACCTCCCACTCGCTGACCTTAGTTCCACCCTGGCGCGGGTTGGGTACGTCGGGATCGTGGTGGCTTGAAAGCCGGCCGTCCCGAATAGCCATCCCGATAGCAGCCACTGAGACGCCCGCTATTTTGGCGGCCTCAGATTGAGTAATCAATCTATCCTGTCGGACCCACAACCAGGCTTTGCTGACCATCGCCCCCAGGTCGGTTTGCCAAAACTCGCTGGGGATTGTGTATACCGCGCCTAAACCAGGCGGGGCAAATAGCTGCTCCATCAAGTCTTGGATGCCCTCGTAGACGGTGCCCCGGTTGATGCCCTCCTCGTCATCGGTCATTAGCCCGCAGGCAGCGCGGGCGATTTCGTCAAGCTGCTGGCCGATGGGGGATTGTAGCGGATTTTGGAAGGCCAAGTTGATCTGGGCCAATTGCTGACCATCCAGGTGAACTAAAAAATTGTTCCCCAGGCGATGGGTGGTATCGTTTATCATTTCTAGCACAAACGCTTTGGTGATTTCGTGATATTGCTGAAGCTGTTGCTCACTCATCCTGATTCACCTCTCCGGCACCGTCACAAGTGGCGCATCGGCCATCACCGCCGCAAGCCGGACAATCCTCATCGTAATTGTTTGGGTCCACATAATCACCGCCACAGTGAGCGCAGTTGCCATCGCCATCACACGCCGGACAAACAACTAATTTAAACTCAATATCCATAGCTCCTCCAAGCCCGGATACAACGCCTCCGGGCAGGGCTGCTAATAATTTTAGATCATCTTAACTAGGTCGTACTTGTCCAAAAACTTGCGAATGACCAGAGCCGGCCCTTTCTCGAAATCCTCCTCGCCGTCCCAGTAGCGGTTATCAGATGGTTGGCTTTGAGGCGGCGAGGCGAGCCATACCAGGTGAACGGTTTTACTGGTCTCGGTTTCGGCAGACTCCAGGGCCTTTAGCTCGGATAGCGGCGGGTTTGTTCGGTCGCTCCAGTCGGCATTGTTGAAGAAGTCTACCACCCAACCGGGGTATTCGGCTCTGGCATACTCCAGGACAAAAATGCGGTCTACCGGGTGACCATGCTTGACGGCCAATTTCAACCGCTCGCTGCCGTGCTGCTCAATCCAAGCCTTGCGCTCGGCTTCAAGTTGCTGTTTCCGGGCCTCTTTGCGGGCCTCTTCAAAAGGCCTCAAGTAGAGACCGTAAAATTTGACACCGGTCGAGGTGTGTACCCTGTTTTTTGGATTAAATTCCAGCACCTCCTTGGGAGTGTTGTCGCGCAAGGCTTTTAGGGCCTCCTCATCGCCAGAGATAGCCTCGGCCTGTTCAAGCAGCCGGTCAGCAGCAGCTTGTAGCCGGGCTTCCTCGGCGGCCAGCCGCTCGATTTCGACCTGGGCCTCGGCCACTAACGGGGCGGCCTCTTCCAGAAGAGCCTGCCGGCGCTTGGCGTAGGCCGCTACTGCAAGCAAAATCTCATCATTCGACAAAATGTGATCGAAATAAATGTTGTCGGCCTTAATCCACTTATCAGCTATGGCCCTATCTTTTAAAAACGAGATGCCATCGTAAAGGCGGGCGGCTTGATAACCTAAATTTACGCCAATTTTATCGCCGCTCAGTTTCCACTCCCCGACAGCGACCACGTGCGCTCGCTGCTCAGGAGTCAACTCGGCCAGATCAATTTCAACCTCTTGAACCTCGTTGGGCTTCTGCCCGGTTTCGACAAAAATTCGTTTTTGGGCTTCTTCCGACAATTTGTACTTTACCACTAACGTACTCACAGCTATTCCCCTTTGCCCCACCTGGGGCGCTAAATTGATTTGTTTGTCGCCGCACCTGCCTCCACCTGGAGGCTTACCCCGCGCCACAAGCTTGGCGACGTTTGCGGGATTGCCCGGCTTGACCCCGCCGGGCTGGGGGGTTGTACTAGCTGGCCATCGCTAGAACAGCCTTGACCGCATTGGCGTTGGCCCGGCGGCGAACCCACTGACCACCGTCATTCACAAAATAGAAAGTCCCGCCGACCGGCCCAACGGTGTGCTTGTGCCAGCCAACTACCGTCACCATTACCACATCGTCGGTGATTTTGGTGACCTTGGAGTCAACCGAGGGGGTTCCCCAGCTTCGGCGCTGCCCACGGCTGTTGTAAATATTGAGAGTGTTGTCATCGGTGATAAAGGGGGCTACATCGCTGGTGCGGAAGTAAGTGTTGCTGCCCGGCACCTCGTTCCAATCGATGATGTTGTTAATCGTTAGCTCTGGCATTTTGATCTCCTTGCCCCACCTGGGGCTGCTATTGTGATCCTGCCACCCGGCAAAATCAATTTAATTGAATTAAGAATACTATACACCTATTTAATTAAATTGTCAAGAGACAATTTAATTAAATAGGTGGTTTTTTTAAAACTACACGATTAGCCAGTACGCGGGCCTTCCAAACTCCTTGGCCCCCCTCGGCCAACCCAAAACCCAAAAGCCCCCACTCGTCGATGAGTGGGGGCTTTTGGGTTTACAACTGCAAAACCTCCATTCGCGGGTTCGAATCCCGCCGTCGCCTCTCTCGCCCGGTGGGGCACAAAAAAAGCCCCGCCTAATGGCGAGGCTTTTTGTTTATCCGAAAGGAGAAAAGTGACTCAAATTATTCCAAATACCGAAAATTTAGAAGTCGCCAAAGTTGCTGCCGCATTGCAACTCTCGGCGGGCGCTCCCACCCAAGACCTGACTATAAGAGTGAGGCGGTTTGTGGCCGCCTACGAGGTGGTCGCTAAAGTTTTGTCCGAAGGTAAAAAGACCGAGGAGATCGAAAAACTGCTCGGTGAGCTCAGGAATGTGTGATCAAAAAGGTAAGCAGACCCACCGTATCAAAACTCTCCCCTTCCAAGAGTAACTCTTCCCTGGCCTTTTTAGCGAAGGCCAGGGCCTTTAACCAGGATTTAGGAAAGTCTTGGGGGTCCGGCGTTGGGACGGTTTCAGTTTCCGCATCATCAATGATCAATGTTTTTTCTGACGTGTCCATAAATCACCTCCTACCCCCAATTATAACATGAACCCCAAAGGAGCAAACCCCATGACCCAAAAAACTCAAACTCTCACCCCCGCTTACCTGATCGAACTATTGACCAACCTGCCGGCGGGACATAAAATTGAGTTATCTAAAACTCCGGGAGGAGAGGTTGTTATGTCTCAAGAAAAAACCAAGGCGCAACTCATCGAGGAGAAATATTCGGCCCTCAGCGGCCAGGGCATCAGCCTCAGTGAGGCCGCCAGGAAGTACCGCGTGCCCCGGTCTACTGCGGAAAAGTGGCTAGAGCGGGATTACGTTCGGGTCGTAGACACCGAGGCTTACCCCCAGCTGATCGACGAGGCCGAAGTGGCACTGCTGGCCGATCTCTACCACCAGCGCAAGGCCATCGGCATCTTTGGCGTGCCTTTTTTCGACGAGCGGGGCGTGCCCATCCTCCGGCGCAAGCACCCCGCCCTGGCCGCCTACCGCCGCCGGCGGCGGGCGGCCCAGCAGGGTTGAGTAAGTGTTTCTCGATGAAACGAGAGCCGGATTTGATCCGCGAAATTTTACTCAAGGTGGAAGCGTACCCTAAGGCATCTGGTCCCGATTATAATTACTGGTTTAGTTCGCCGATCGGCAATTATTCGTGGGAACATGTTTCTTACCACGTCTTGATATTGGACGAAGGCGGGTTTCTTATCGCTCACAATGAGCAAACGACGGATGAGGATCAACAGCTTCAGGATAATTGGATCCCCGTTCGACTCACCTGGCAAGGCCATGAGTTTTTAGATGCGGCTCGGGATGCGAACCGGTGGAGATTGGTCAAGAAAGCGATGGGGCACACCGGCGGTTTTGTGGTTGGGGTTGCCCAACAGGTGTTGGTTGAACTGGTCAAGGCCCAAGCGACAAAGTACCTTCCTTGACCCATTTCTCCAACTCATCGGCCACCTGATGGTAGACGTGGCATTTTGTCTCAGCCATTTTGTTTTGGGGATCATTTTTGGCGGCTTGGCAACTGCCCCGGGCAAAGCCGCGCCATTTTTCTACCAGGGCCAGCAGGGGTAGCGCCGCAATTCGTTCCGGCGGAGCCTGCGCCCGTAGCGCCCGCACTTCATCTCGAATTTCCCGAAGCAGTTGTTGGGTTTCTTCGTCCATAAAAAACTCCTTTCTCCGGCCATTGTAGCCCGACTGCCGGCCTCTATCAAGCCCCGCTCTGCTGGAGCCACAGCAGTCCCAGGGCTACGCCGATCAGGATGCCGGTCCAAAATGAATAGCCGCGCTTGCTGCCCCGCTCGATCTCCCGTTTGATTTTCTCTACCGCCTGGGCCAGCTCCGCGCTGGTGGCCGGTTTGCTCATAAAACACCTCCTCGATTTTTCTCAATTATAGCGCAGCTCCGCAACAAACCAAACAAAAATAAGCCCCGCGAGATTGCCTCGCCGGGCTTTTCTGCTAGAATGCCCATACGAAATCAGGGGGCAATCCCCTAACGTTCCTCCAAAAGCATCGGGTCACGATCCCGATGCTTTTTTGTTTTTCCTCGCTAGAATTTTCCCCGCCAGGCGGCGCCCGAGAGAGCCTCCCGCCCGAAATTTCACGGCCCTAAAAATCCGTTGCTCGAAGTTCCCCATTGGGTATTGACACATTGGGGAACCTATGATACAATGCTTCATGTTCCCGGCAAACACACGTCGCGGGGATGGCCTGGGGCAACGGTTTCGCAGCCTAGCCGGTTCAACTCCGGCCCGCGCCCCAGAGTGGCTCGTGAGCTCAACGGCAGAGCTACCGTCGCTGTGCAGCATAAACGGTGGTTGTGGGTTCAACTCCCGCCGAGCCAACAGACGGACAGAGCTGGCTTGCTACCGGCCGAGGGGGTGCGAGGCCCCAGCAAGGATTGCAATGCTGGTCGCCGTAACAGAGGAGGACTCGAAACCGCGCTACGAACTGAGCCTGGCCTGCGCCATCGCCGACGGCGGCACCATCCTGGCCGTGCCCCTGCCGGCTCTGGCCCACGGCGACGTCTGGGCCGACCCGCAGTTGCTGGCCGATATCGAGGCCGAGGCTTTTGCCCAGGCGGTGGTGGTCCACGAGACCGGCGACGCGGTCTACACCTACACTTTCCACCTGATCGAGCGCCTGGCCCACCAGCGGGTCATGCTAGAGACGGCCTTTTTGACTAACCACATCCAGTCGGTTCACGCCGACTACTCAGAATTTTGCACGCCGGAGATTTTCAACGAATGAGCAAATACAACGCCTCCAAACACCGGGCCTGGCGCACCGCCCTCAGCCGCTTACCCGACCAGCACATCAACAGTTCGGAGTGGCAGGCCCTGCTCCTCATCCTGACCGAGGTGCCGGCCCTGCGCGGCCTGATCCGCCACATCGATTTTCAAAAATCGGAAATCGCGGTCGATCTCCTCCGCCGCGACAGTCGCCACTGCTCCCACGGCGAGCAGTTCCTGCTGGCCCTGGCCCTCCATCTCTTCAACGCCGACAACCCGCTGCCGGCCGACGGCCTGGCCGGGCTGCAAATTCTCGATCAGGAAAATTTTAGTCTGAGCCAACTGGCCATGCGGATCGCCTATCGGAGCAACTCCTAATGCGCCTCAAGATCGACCGGACCACCGGTCGCATTCGACTCGACGTGCCCGGCCTGCTGGTCCCCTCCATTTCCCCCCCAGCGGGGCCGTACCCTGAGCTTGTCGAAGGGAGCGCCGAAGGGGAGCAGCCCGCCCTCGATGAGGCCACCGCCGTGGCCGTGGCCGAGACCGTCATCGACCCCACCCTGCTGGCCCTGCGCGACCTGCTCGACGAACAAACCCGGGCCGCCGACGCCATCGCCCAGGCCGCCGCAGCGGTGAGCCAGGCCCAGCAAGCCGCCTCGTTTCGACAAGCTCAACGAGCGTTCCTTGAGCCTGCCTCGTTTCGGCAAGCTCAACGAGCGTTCCCTGAGCCTGCCTCGTTTCGACAAGCTCAACGAGCGTTCCCTGAGCCTGTCGAAGGGATCACCGTCCCGGCCAGCGTTGCCCGCAAAATCCGGGAGCTGCTGGCCCGCGATCCGCTCTTCCTCGACTACGAGACCACGCACCTGCACCTGAAGCACGGCGCTCGGGTGTGCGAGATAGGTATCCTCAACGGCCAGGGCCGGGCCGTGTTTTCCACACTGGTCAATCCCCAGCAGTCCATCCCCCCGGCGGCCACCGCGGTCCACCGGCTGACCGATGCGGCCGTGGCCGCCGCCCCCACCTGGGTCGAGGTCGCCCCTACCCTCCGCAGGACCCTGGCAAATCGCCTCGTGGTGGCCTACAGCGCGGGCTTTGAGCGGAAATTCACGCCGAAATGGGGCATAGAGTGGATTTGCGCCAAAAAACTCGCTGACGGGGCTTTGGGGCCGTGGGCCGGGCGGGGTGGTCTCCAGGCCCGGCTGGAGCAATGCGGTCTCAGCGGCGGCCCGGCCCACACCGCCGGGGGGGATAACCTCTCGACAATTCGCCTGCTCCGCTTCTTGGCGGGGCTGGAACAAATCAATTAGTAATTAACAATTAACAATTAGTAAAAGGAGATTTTAGTATGACAACTCAAATTCAAGCCAACGGCTCCGTGGTCGCCACCGCCGTACCGGATCCCATCCACGAGGCCCTGACCGTTTTGGTAAAGTCGGCCGGGCAGACCAACCAGCTGCTCCAGGAGCTGGGCGGCGAGATCCGGGTGATGAACCGGCAACTGTTCGACGGCCGGCCGCAGCCCCTTCAGCCAGCTCAAGGGGCGTTCCCTGGGCCTGTCGAAGGGAGGGGTGCCGGGGGGCCGGTGGCCACCATCGTGCCCGATGGTCAGCCGCAGCAAAACGGCTGGCGGAAGCAGGTCATTAAATCGACCTGCGCCCAGATCGGGGTCACTAAAACCCGCAGCCTCAGCAAGTGGAAGATTAACTTTTACGTAGACGGCGAGGGCCGGCCCGCCTCGGCCTACGCTCGCCGGGCCGGCGAATTTGCCTCACTCATCCAGCGGGCCCGAGGGGTCTGGCCGGAGATCAGCCCGGACCATTTCTCGACGGAACTGTTCACCCAGCGCAACAAGGAGTGGCAGGAAAAAGGGAGCGAGGGGAACTACGAGGAGTTGTTCATCGCCCCCCAGCCATTTTTGGTCGAGTGGTATGAGCAGCCCGGCAACGATGGAAAAACTTACGCTTATATCGAGCGAGTCTATCCCTGCTAGACAAAGCAAAGAGCCGCCGCTGCTCCCAACAGCGCCGGCTCTCCCAATCTCAATGTCAAAAATCAGTCCCACCAAAGGAGTAACTTATGACACTCAATATTATACCTCCCCCTTACTACCCAACCAAATTTTCACCGGGCCGCAGCTCGCGGCCGGTGCCCAGCCTGGGCCAGGCCAAGCCGGTTCTCAGCGTCGATCTGGACAACGTCATCCGGGATCAAATCGGGTCGATCATTACGGCCACCTGGCAGCGCCACGGTGTCCGCCTCAGCCGGGACTTGTTCCACTCCTGGGATCCGCCCCTGGGCCACCTGGTCGGCCTGAGCGATGAGGCGTTCACCGCCTGGGCCTGGACCGACCCCTTGATCTTTGCCACGGCCCGGCCAATGGAAGACGCGCCGGGGGCGCTGCGCTCCCTCGGCCGCGACTACCGGATCGTCATCACCACCAGCACCCACCACCCAGACCTGACCCGGCCCTGGCTCAACTACTGGCGCATCCCCTACGATGAGATCATCCACACCCCCCACAAATATGAGGTCGAGTTCGACCTGCACCTCGACGACTCGCCGCTGGTGCTGGCCGACCTGCAGCGCCGGGGCCGGCCGGGTGCGATCCGCTTCGCCCTGCCCTGGAACCGCCACCTGGTCAACCTGCCAACCCTGACCGGCTGGGCGGCCTGGCGAGAGGTGTTGTCGTGATCGCCACCGACCGCAGGCGACGCAGCAAGCGCATGCCCGCCGACCCCCCTGATCCCTACCGCCGGCTGATGGCCGCCGTGACCGTGCAGGCCCTGGTCGATCTGCTGTGGCCGTCCCAGGTAGTGACCCCGCAAGACCGCCTCGGGGCAGCCAGTTTTGTCATCGGCGAGCAGCGCCTGCTGGTCGAGTCGTTCAACATCCCGGCCAACAAAGTCAGCGCGGCGCTGGCCGTGGCCGAGGAGGTCAGCGCGGCGCTGGCCATAGCCGACGAGGTGGCCCTATGAGCGCCATGCCAAAGTACGGCACCAGCGAATGGTTCTCCATGATCGGCAAGCGCGGCGGCCAGGCCCGGGCCGCCATGCCGAGCTTCAAGGCTCACCAGCGGGTAGCCGGCAAGGCCCGGGCCGAGGCCGGCGACATGGCCGAGATCGGCCGCAAGGGGGCTCAGGTTACACTCCGTAGGTACGGGTACGCCTTTCTGTTTGCCCGGCTGCGGGCATTTCGCCTAGCCAACCCCAGCCGGCTGGAGCGGCAGGTGGCCGCCATTCTCGATTATCTGAATTACCCCTACGAGCGGGAGGTGCAGGTCATCGAGGCCGAGTACATTCTGGTCGATTTCTACCTGCCGGAATGTAACGACGCGGTGATCGAGGTCAATGGTCGGGTACACACCGATCCGTACTTTCGCCGCGACCCGGAGCGGGACCGGCGCATCCTCGATGCCCGCCGCCGGCGCAAGCTGGAGCGGGCCGGTTTCCGGGTGCTGGAGATCGACTACCGCGAGCTGGTCAGCGAGTTCGATGCCCGGCTCAAGATCATCAATTTTTTATTAGCCTAGGAGGATTAAAACTTATGACCCCCTCAGAATATATTCAAAAATACTTAGACCTCGGCTTCTCGCTCACTCTCATCACTCCCCGCCAAAAATCGGGCAGCGTCGGGCGACTCTACGCTGGCCAAAAAATAAACCTGACCACCGACTGCAATATCGGCTTGATTTTGGGCGAACCAACATTCGACGAAAATGACGACGTTCGGGTCGTCCACGCCCTTGACTTCGACACCGTCCCTGGGTACGAGGCGTGGGCGGCCGCCAACCCTGGGTTGGCCAATACGCCCACCCAAATCACGCCCAAGGGCTATCACGTATTGTTTACGCTGCCCTATCAATGCCACAACGCTAAATCCCCCGATCTCGATCTGATCAGCCAGGGTTGGTACATCCTGGTCCAGCCCTCCATCCACCCCGACGGCAGCCCCTACACATGGATACTCAATCCCTTTTTTAACCCCTTCGTCCACGTCGACTCCCTCGAGGAGATCGGCATCGACCTGAGTAAACTGGATTTTGAACAGGACGACTACGACGAGGAAGACCCGGCCCTCGACGATGAAGACGATTTCTATCAGGACCCAGTCGTCGCGGTCTACCGGGACGACGGCGATGATGACGACGAAGATTAACCAAAACTTAATATCCGAGATCGGGCCGGTCTCCGACCGCGCCCGGCGATTAACCGTCATTCTGAGCCGCCAGGCGAAGAATCTCCGTGCGGCCTACGGGTGGAGACGCTTCGCCTCCGGCCTCAGCGTGACATAGTTTAGGAGGCTCTAATGTCACTGACTTATCTACGGCACACCAAGTTGAAGATCCATCCCGAGAACATCCGCCGCTTCTACCCCGAGGCGGACGTGGCCGAGATGGCCGCCTCGATCAAAGCTAACAACGGCGTTTACCAGGCCATGCTGGTAGTGGCCATCCCCGATCAGCCCGGCAACTACCACGTCGTTGACGGTAACATGCGGCTGGCCGGCGGTCGTCGGCTGGGGGATGAGTGTCCCCCACTCAAGTGCGAGATCCTCAAAGCCGACGAGGCCGAACAAATGCTGATAATGGCCATCACCAGCGAGCGCCATTACCCCAAGGACCCGATCTCGCGGGGCCTGCATTACCGCCGCCTGAGAGACGAGGAACTCATGCCGGTCGGGTTGATCGCCGAGCGCACCGGGGAGAGTCCCAGCAAGATCTACAATGTACTGAGGCTGCTCGAGCTGGATGAGGACATCCAGCACCTGATCAGCGAGGGAAAGCTCTCGCCCGATCCCAGGGCGGCCCGGGCTTTGTCGCGCGTACCCGACCAGGCCAAACGGCTGGAGTTGGCCCAGCGCTTCGCCCGCAATAGCACCTCGCTCAAGAGCATTTGCCGGCAATGCGCTTTCATAGCCAGGCAACTGCCGGCCCTGGATGGGGCCGAGGTCCCGCCTGAGCCGCGCCGCCGGCCTACCCTGACCGTGGTCAACGGCAACGGCCACCACGCCGGCGGCGAGCTGCCCCGCGATAAAATTCACGACATCGCCCAAAAAACATTGTGTGACGGCTGCCGGCTCGACGGCCTGGGTCAGCACTGCTGGCGCTGCCCCGGTCCCTACGAGTTCGTTCAGCATATGGTCGAGCTGGCCGAAGCGGGCCAACTCAGAAAGGCAGCCTGACATGAGCGAGCCAATGCTGGTCGGTCGAGACCCGACCGACCCGATGGTCGTCTTTATCCAGAGCCGGGCCGATGTCGATTTCTCGGCTATCGACGAATACGCGGCTCAGATGACGGACGGGGTCGAGTTCGAGCCGGCCCAGGGCCTCATGGACACCGAGGCGGGGAAAATCTACGTGTGGGACGGCTACCACCGCGGCCAGGCCGCGCTCAAGGCCGGCCTGCAACTGTGGGTAGCCGTCGAGCCGGGCAGCCGCCCGGAGGCCGAGTGGCTGGCCCTGACCGCCAACCAGAGGCACGGCCTGCGCCGCACCACCAAAGACAAGCAGCGCATTGTCCGGGCCGCCCTGCTCCACCCCAACGGCCTGGCCCTCGCCAACCGCGAGATCGCCCGGCACGTGGGGGTGGATCACAAAACCGTCGGGCGCATCCGCCGGGAGTTGGAGGCATCTGGGGAAATCCCCCAGGTGGACACGCGGACTGTCATCCGGGGCGACCAAACCTTCGAGGTGGACACCGGCAATATCGGCACGCAGCCGGCGGCGCGGAAAGATGTCGCTCCTACCGCGTTGTTCTGTCCCATTTGTCGAGCCGAAACGGTCCACCTGCTGCCCCTGGGCCTGGAATGTATCCAGTGCGGGAAGAAGTGGGGCACGAGGATCGAATACGACGATTTTGTGCAGTGGAAGGGCAGACAGGAGGCCGACGCTTTCGGCGTCCGCTGGTGCCCGGTTTGCGGCCAGGTAAAAAAATTCTCAGTCGAGGATCTCGAATCGGTCTACAGTGCCTCGAGTGGCCTGACCTGCCCCCACTGCGACGCCCTGTCCGCCGTGGCTTCCTGGCTGCGCGAGCCGCCGGATGAGCCGGCGCGAGAAGAGGCCGATCTCGGTCAATGCTTGCGCCGGGCCCTGGACGCTTCAAGCGACCGCTGGGCCGCCCGGCAAAAAACCGGCCTGTCCAACGCCGCGTTGGTCGAGGCAATAGCCGTCGAGTTTGGTCTCGGCGGGGGCACCAGTGGGCCGGGGCAGAGCGCGGAGTGGCACCGGGGCGGGAAAAATCCGGCGTTCTGGTACGGCTCGCTTTCAGGGAGTGGCAAGCCGACCCTCCGGGGAGCCGCCCTCCGTGATGCTGTCCGGGAATTGCTAGAGATACCGTTCCCCATTGATCCGGTCGAGCCTCGGCCCACGCCGCCACGCGAGAGCGTCCTCTGCCCCAAATGCGACCAGGCCATTTTCCCGGACCAGGACACTCGGCCTGACGGCTCCATCGTTTGCGATGCCTGCAAAAAGAAATTTAAAAATTACGAAGCCCTGGTCGAGCAGTCCAGGTCGCCCGTGCCACGCGAGAGCGTCACTCAGTGGCTGGTCGAGACGACGACACCGCCGACCGGTCGGTTCGCGGCCCCGAAACCGGACTACTCCCCCACCCCCTGCCCAGCTTGCCATCGCTACCAAATCGTGGTCGATGCGGAGCGCGATCAGGGGCGCTGCGACGGCTGCGCCGTGAAATTCGAGCTATGGGGTAAGTTGGTCGATGACCACCAGATCGAAACCAAGCCCCGCCGCAAGGCCCTCAGCGAGAGAGCCTTCGGGTTGTATTCGGTTATCGCCCAGGCTCCGGTGGATCGGCTCTACGAGATCGAGGCCTGGTTCGATGAAATCGAGACGGCCTTTGCCGCGCCGCCGGCCTGGGCCATAGCCAGAAATGGAGAAGGTCATGCCTAAATTCCAGCAACTGCAACTGATACCCACCCAGGCCCTACTGGACGAGTACGGCCTCAACGAGGTCGCGTACCGGACCCTGTGCCTGGTGCGGGATGCAAAGTCTCTCTTTTGGCAGCAGCCTGCCCACCAGCAGGCCCTCAAAAAAATCTCCGGCAACCCCGCCGTCTCGTTGCATAAGTTGATTGATCGCCGCCTGCTCATCGGTCCGCCGCGAGACGAGCGGATCGGCTCGCGCCCGATCTTTATTTCGGACGAGGGGCTGAACCTGCTCCTGCGCATCGGGCGCGGCCTGCACAAAGTGGAGTGGATCAGCCCGGCCAGGGCCAAGGTGTTGAGGTTTATGGCCAATACCGGTGGCGCCCTCCACCGGGGGGCGCACGATACTCGACACGGGTTCAGCCTGACCACGCTGCGGTCCCTGGAGAAAAACGGCTACATCGAGAGCGGTGGGGTTGATCGTTGGCATCTGACCGCATTAGGCAAAGAGGCATGGATTGAGTACCGCCAAGCGCAAGCGACCGATTAGCCGGGCGACCAAGCTGCTCCGCCTCGGCCAGGCGCATCTGGCGCCGGGCATGAGCCTGGTACTCTGGCAGTCTATTTTGGACCGGCACCGCATCGACCGAGACTGGAGCGGCGTGCCCGATAAAGTCATCGACGAAATCGCGGCGGAGATTTCCGCCGTGGCGAGGGGGATCCCATGAGAAGCGAGACCATGATCGGACTGAAAACCAACCCGGAACTATTGGACCTGCTGCTGGCCCTGGCCCTGGCCCGGCCGGACTATGGCGAGGCCCTGAGCGCGGTGGCCACCGCCTGCGGCCTGGGCCACGCTTTCGCCCGCGAGATGGCGGGCCGGTCGAGTGCCTTCATTTTGGTCGAGCAGCCAAGCCGGCGGCTGGCCAAATGAAACGCCGCATGCAGGCGGTCACCTACACCGTCACCGTCACCAGTCAACAGTCCGGAGCGCTGATCGGGCAGAATATGTTTCAGACCTCGGTCTACTTTAGCGACGAGGCGCTGTGGTGGCTGGCGTTCGCGGCCTTCTGGCTGCAGGTGCTGGTGCTGGCTCTCGATGCCAGCCTGGCCCGGCTGTGGCGCGGGCTGGTCGGCGGCCTGGGCTGGGTCAAGGAGAGCTTGGCCGGGGCGGTGGATCTGGCCGGGGAGGTGTGGCGATGTTTCGACGCCGGAGAATGAGGCAGGTGGCGGTTCCGCCGCCGGCAATCCCGAGGGAGACGGTGATCCACAACCACAACTCTAGCTCGAATGCGCCGGTCTTCCTGGTCCTGTTCGGCATCGCCTGCCTGACGGTGGTCTTCGGCTGGTACGGCGGGGTGTTCCTGCTGGCCCAGGCCGGCCTGGCCCAGCCGGAGCGACAGTTGGCCAACGGGCTGATCTTTGTCGTCGGGCTGCTGGTAGTGCTGGCCATCGCCACCCTGGTCGCCCGGGCGTTCCTGCGCGATGTCCTGGAGGCCCGGGTGGAGATCGAGCGGTTGCGGACACAGGCGGAGCAGGCCCGCCAAAATCAGGCCCAACAGATCTCGCCCCTGGCCGCCGCCCGGATGACCCGCGAGCAGAGCCGGCTCTACATGGCCGTTAAATTGGCGATGAGCCGGGCTTATCAGAGCATCGATGAGCAGGGCAACCTGCAAACCCGGGCCGAGCCCTGGAGCCGCCGCTCGGTTGGCGAGCTGCGGCTGCTCAACGAGAGCAAGGCGCTGGGGGAGCAGAGCAACGTGGCTAACGCCGTCAAGCCCTGGCTGCTGCGGGCGGGTATTTTGGTCGATGACCGGACGGTCAATCTGGCCGATTACCCCAATCTGAACGCCGTCGACCTGGCCCTCCTGGCCGATTTCGGCCCGCCGGTCCTGTATCGGCCGGACTCCCCCACCGGGGATTTTAACGCCCGCTTTGAGCATATTTAACCAAAACCCTGGGCTGGGGCGGTGGTGGGATCCCAGCCAACCAGCTCTCGAAAAAAGGGAGGTTTTTATGGAGTTTGTCAACCTGATCACCGGCGAACGGCTGGAGCCGCAGCCCTGGCAAGAGGCCCTGGCGGTCGGCGATTACTATCTGATCGAGGCCCCGCTAGGCCAGGTGGGCGACCACACCTTCACCTGCCCCAACGTCTACGGCTGCATTTTGCAGCCGGTCCCTGGCCCCGGCTTTTTCCTGGTGCGGGCCCATTCGCGGTGGTGCGCGTGGGGCGAGCTGGGCCTGTTCAATATCTGCGAGGCCGCCCGCCAACTGACCGAGGCCGAGTTCGAGGCCGCCCGGGCGGCCGGCTGGCCCTAGAAAAATTGGAACGTTCCCAAAGAAAGGAGTTTTTATGGGAAACAATACACCTGGAAATTGGCAGACCGTAGCTCGGACAACTGACCCGGAGCGGGTCGCGGCGTGGCATGCTGTCTTCGGGGGCGATACCGCCCCCATCCAAAGCATGCATCCGATCTCGGTCAACCTGCCCGGCCTCCCTGGGGCGCTGGTCTACATGGCCGACCTGGAGGCGCTGAGCACCGAGCAGCGGGCCAGGCTCGTCTCGGCCATCGCCGAGAAATTTAATTTTCCGCCGGCCGAAGTCGAGGCCGATCTGGACGCGACCGGGCTGCCCATCCTGGCCGACGGCGTAACTGTTAGCTCGACGGACTTGGCCGAGCTGATGAGCTTCGTTGGAGACATCGGGCTAATCCCCTTCGAGGGGGCCGACGGCGACGACTTCTACGACGACGACGACGACAACGATTGACTATCAAAAATTTGAAAGGAAAAAAATGATGAGCGCTTTGTGCTTATACCATCGTAATTGCACGGATGGACTTGGTGCGGCTCACGCTGTTCGCGAGTACTTGAAAGAGCAAGGAAAATTGAATACTGCTAAATTCCAGACTGTTCAGTATGGCGATGCTGCCCCGGATGTGACTGACCTGGATGTCTACATTGTTGATTTTAGTTTTCCTCGCAATGTCCTTTTGAGGATGCGCAAAAAAGCGAAATCTCTAATCGTGGTTGACCATCATAAAACCAGCCAGGCGCAATTAGCCGACCTGGATTTTTGCATTTTCGATGAGGACAAAGCGGGTTGTATCCTCACTTGGGAGTACCTTTTTCCTCAAACGCCTCCGCCGGAACTGTTTTTTTATCTCCAGGACCGCGATTTGTGGCGCTGGGAATTGCCGCAATCTCAGGAGGTGAGCGCGGCACTCCGGTCGTACAAGCCGTTTTTCGAGGTATGGGACGAGTTTATGACCGGCCTCGGCCTCGAAAAGCTCAAGGCCGAAGGGGTTGCCATTCTGCGTTATCAGCAACGGCAAATCGAGATGAGCCTGGCGCAAGAGATACAAACGATAGAAATCGGCGGCTATACCGTTCCTTGTGTCAATTGCACTCATTTGATCAGTGAGCTTGGCAACGAGCTCGCCAAAGGAAATCCGTTCGCCGCGCTGTATTTTGATACGGGTGACGGCAAGAGGGTTTTTTCTTTGCGGTCAAACAGCGAGGGCGTGGACGTGGCCGAAATCGCCAAAATGTACGGCGGTGGTGGCCATCGAAACGCGGCCGGCTTCACCATTGCGAAGCCCGCTGTATTCCCGGAGCCGCGTGCCTCCTAGCGAAAAGAAAATTTCAAAAACACCTTGGAAAGGAAAAAATGATGGACACCACTAGAGTCAAACGGGCCATTGACGTGGCCTTCAGCAGCATGAAAACAGCCTGGCTGAACGAGCAGGGCCAGGCCCAAACCCAAATCATCCCCAGCGTGGCCGGGCTGGGCGGGCTGGGCGATCTGAGCGCGATGGGCCTGGGCCGCCGGCAGCGAAAAACCCGGCCCTATCAGGTGGCCTGGGAGGACTACAGCTACCTGGTCGGCGAGAACGTCTACCGCCACACCCGGCCCATCGAGGACCTGGGTTTCAGCCGGCTCAGCGAGGGCCTGTTTAACCGGGCTCTGATCTACGCCGCCCTGGGCACCAGCCTCAATGGCCGCTCCACCCAGACGGACCTGATGGTCTGCCTGCCGGTGGAGATCACCCAGAACGCGGAGCTGGCCCGCTCCACCCTGCGCACCCTCAGCGGCTGGCTGGGCGGGCCGCACCAGTTCAGCATCGATGGCCGGCCGGTGGCCACCGACATCGCCCGCATCAAGGCTGTCTCGCAGCCGGTTTGTGCCTACCTCGACTGGGGGATGAACTGGCAGGGCGAGTGGATCCGCGACCGCGAGGCCCTGCGCAAACCGGTGGCCGTGGCCGACATCGGCTTTAAGACCCTCGACCTGTTTGGGATCGAGGGCGGCGAGATCGCCGAGCGCTACACCGCCGGCCGCGATCTGGGCATGCACCGGGTGGCCCGGGCTATCTCGGCCCACCTGCGTCAGACGCACCAGGTTGAGGTCAGCCTGCACGAGGCCGACAGCCTGATGCGGGCCTACCTCAAAACCGGGGCAGTGTTTCACGCCTGCGCTGCCGGCGACGTCGACCTGTCGGCCATCGTCGAGCAGGCCCTGCAAGAGCTATGGTCTGACGCCAGTGAGTTCCTCAGCGGTCACTGGGGCAACGGCCGCCAATTCTACAAAATCATCTTTGCCGGGGGCGGGTCCGCCGCCTATCGCGGCTCGATCCTGCGCCACTACCCCACCGCCCACATTCCGAGCGATCCGGTGGCCAGCATCGCCTGGGGAGCCCTCAAGCGGGCGAACCGCGTGTTCAAGAAAAAGTCATGAGACGTTTAAGCAGTCATGGAGGCGACAACGTGCCAAAAAAATTGAGCTACAAGGAACGGGCCAAGAAAGCCCAGATAACCACCATCCTGATCGACCGGGAACATGACCGGAAGATCATCGAGTGGCTAAAGTCGAAAAAAAGTAACTCGGGGGCCATTCGCCAGGCTATCTATCGGGAGATCGAGGCCGAGCGCGGCCAGCCGGCCATCGACCCGGAGGCCATTCGCGGTGTGATCGAGGACAGCCTGGCCGGGGCGCTGGGCCAACTACGTCAGATCATCGAGGCCGCGGTAGATAGCGCCCTCGATGGCCGGACTATCGGGGCGGGCGGGAGGCCCGCCCCGGTGGATACCAGCGAGGAGATCGAGGCGCTGCTGGCCGGCCTCGATCTGGCCCTGGAGGTGGAGTGATGCTCGACCCGTTGAAGATCGAACAATGGCAACAAAGAGTAAAGTCGGAGCTTGGCATTGAACTTACTCGCCAGCAAGGATTAAAAATACTGGCGGAATGGAACAAATTGTCGCCGGTCGCAAAACGCGCAATCTTGGCTGTAGCCCAGCAGCGCGACCATCCCCCTGGGATTTTCTGCCGGCGCTGCGGGAAGGAGCTTTTGCCGGATACCATGTTTTTTGATACCACCCCCGAAGGTCATCCGAACTTGGATGAACCGATTTGTGTGGCCTGCTACAACGCCGACCAGGTACGAGAGGATGAGAGCTACCGACTGTGGGCTGAGGGCAAATTGTGGGGCAAAAGTCAAGAGGGCCCGTCTGCCGGGCCCTCTTGACCAACCAAAAAGTGCAGGTTATTCTGGATGCAGACTATGCAAATAGAGACATTCGCATAGCAAGCACGCTACCCACTGTCTCGAAAAAGACCACCAGCAGGAGCCTAAAATGCAGCAAGCTGAAATACTGTGGGCCAAAACCCTAGAGCAACACAAGCTACAGATAACCCAGGCCACCTTTGACTTTATGCTGGCTGGCAGCCAGGTCGTGGAAGTCGGTGAAAATACCTACTGGATCGCCACCGGCGCGGCCGCGGCCGAGTGGCTGCAAGGCCGGGAAGTGCTGCGGGCCGGCATCGCCCGCACCCTGGACAGCATCGCCGGGCGGGAGATCGCCCTGGAGTTTGTGGCCCGGCCAGCCACCACCCAGGAAGCGCCAACAGAGCGCGGCCCGGATGAGCCGGAGCGATCCGCCGCCGATGAGGTGGTGGCCGGCGTGGATTGGTACGCCGCATTTTACGGCCGGGGCAATCCGGGGTATACTGGTATCCCACACCACACCAGCCAATTTTGGCAATTCTTGCTGGGGCCGGCTTTTGCGTTGTGGCTCTACCTGGTCAGCGAAGACACCAGCAGCCTGGACAACCCGGCCCACTGGTGGACCCCACCGGCCAAGCACAACATGACCGCCCTGACCGGCAAGTTGAATCGCAGCCACCCCCGCTACATCGGGGGCGACGAGGAGGAGTGTACCCAATCCAAAAACCGGCGTGCAGACGGCGAGCCGCTTACAGACCCGGCCCACTGCTGTAGCAACCCGCGCTACGAGCTACTGCGCTTCAAGGCGCACCGACTGGTCGGCTGCGGCCTGAAATGCATGCACTGGCGAATCGGCCTGCTGGAGATTTTGGATCGGTGGCAATTGGTCACCATCGAGTTCGAGGACCCGGCCCGTTCCTATAATTTCTCGATCCAGACCTGGCGCATGTTGCCGGTGCTGACCCCCCACCAGGTGAGGCTGCTCAACCCGGTCATTCAGGGTCGCTACGAAGAATGGATCGCCGGCTATGGCCGCAAGTTCAACATTCCCAGTTGGGGATTTTTCAAGGGGATCACGGTCGAGAATATTGTGCCGCTCCTGCCAACGCATGATCAGCCGGTTGTCAAGCACAATTTTTCACAGCGCGAACGGTGGCAAACCTTCCTCCGGCACGCCAATCGCAACCCCCACTACCAGGCCAGCCAGGCCCTCAAGGATGAAGAATTCCTTTAGAGTGACTACCATGCGGTAGTTACTTTAAAAAAATTCTGTACGTCAACGTACAGAATTTCCCGTATCTGGGGAAATTTCGAGGAATTCTGTACGGTACCGTACAGAATTCCTCTCAAGTGACTGTCAACCCGACAGTCACTTTTTTTTTGCCCGCCGCTGTCGGAACCGTATTAATATGTAGCCGGAGCCGTCTACATAAGTGGCCGGGTTGAATTGAACCCGTATCAAATGCCCTTCGATTTGATACGGAACCGGCTTAAATTTGGCCCCTTTTAAATAAGAAAAACTAGACTTTAAAAACTAAAAGAAAGGATATTTTTATCACTGGACGCCTCCCCTCAAGATTAGCTACCGGAAGCTGCTCCAGGCCCTGGGGGGCAACAATCACAAAACTCTCGCCGGCGGCTTTTATGAGTGCCACAACTCAGAGATCTATCGCATCTTGGGGCAGTTGATTCCGGCCTGCTGCGAATGTTATTCACCCTGCGATTGGCAGCCCTCAGCTGATGCCGGCGGGCGCTGCCGCTATTGGAATACGGGCCTGATCCATCGCCTGTACGACGCCAACTTGCTGGCAATCGAAATCTCTGATACAAATAGAGCCACAATTCAAGCTTGGCGCAATCTCCCCCTGCTCACCCCGATCCAGGTGGACAAACTCAACGATCATCTCCAGGAGGAGCATAAGCTCTGGCTCGAGACCTGGGGAGAGGAGAAATTTGGTTTGGCATATAACGAATGGCAACGCTGGCAATCAGCCTCGCTGATGTTACACCTCCCCGGCTGGCGCGAATACCGGGAGCTACATGGCTCCCCCCCTAAAAATCCCCTTCTGACTGATTTTATTTCGCAATAATCTTTTCAAAATGCTGCCATGTTTCCGCGTTTTTTAGGATAAATCCTCCTAAAAGCCTCTTTTTTTGTGCCGCACCTGTTGCCAACCTGTACGGTTGGTTCTGTTATCTAGCCCCAAACCCTTAGCCTGGGCGGGGCTAACGGATGTTTTTACCCCTCCGATTTACTGCCAAAGGATGTCAGAATGGGGCCCATGTAGAAGTAGAATATAGAAGATCTTTATGTAGAAAATTAATCCCCTTTTTTTAGAAGAGAAACACCAGCCGCTGAATAACAGGGACCGCTCATACCCATCAAGCCACGCGGCAGTGGTCGCAATCGGCGCGGGCCGCACCCGGTCAAGCCGCCGCGCCGGTTGACCTAAAAAATTTGCCGCCGCCGAAAACGGACGAGGCCAATCCGCGAGCTGTTGGCTAAGTAAAAAACTGTGCTAAGATCAAGGTAGTTATTTTTCGGGGGAGGGCCTATGAGGGGGAAGCTTGCGGACCCGGGGTCGGCTTCGGCCCTGGGTAGCGATCCGGGGCAGGCCTGGGGTCCGCCCGAGCTCTTTGTGATGTTGCGACGGGTTGATCCTGCCCAAAACGTGGCGCGGTTCTACCTGGTACAGGTCGGCCCGTCGCTCCTCGAGGAGGTGGCGGTCATTCGCTTTTGGGGTCGGATCGGCGGCAGCCAGCGGATTATGGTCACCAATTGCCGGGACCAGGCTTCAGCCCGCAAGCTGGCCGAGCGGCTGGTAAGGTTGCGCCTAAAACGCGGTTATCAAATCATCGCAAGAGAGGAGACAGTCCATGACAAACCTTGAGTTTGGCCCCTGCTGCGCCTGCGGCCAGAGGCGAGACGATGTGCAAAATGTCATCTTTCTGAACCGGCTCAGTCCAACGCCGGGCGCGGGCTGGCAATGTTTTGAATGCGGCCTGCCGGCCAACGGGGCTGTGGCCGTCCTGTGCGATCCGTGCCCGGATGCCGGCGCGGAAATCCGCTTTGTCTGTACGGCTGATCCGGCAGAGGGAGGCCGGACCCCGCTGGCCGAGTTGAGCGAGGAAAAATTCAAGCACCGCCTGGAGTTCCACCCCGAGGCGTTCTACGCCCTGACCTGGTTCGACGACAGTCCCGATTTCGGCCACCCGGATTGTCGCTGCTCGGTTTGCGGCGACCAAATCCCGGAGATCGAGGAGGAGGAGCAGCCCGCTCTGTTTGGCTTGCGCTTGTACCGGGAACAAAATCCCGGCCACCCGCATGGGCAGGAGGCGCGTTTTTGCGTGGATTGCCTGCCGCTGGTGACAGAGCTTATTGCGGCCAAGGCCGACCAGCCAAGGCCAGGCCCCGGCTGGATGGGAAATGTCAACCCGGTCGGGTGCGAACCGGACGTGCCGTGATGGATAGACTGCTGCGCTACGTGCGCGACATCGAACGGGCCACGTTTTTCGACATCCAAAATGTGTGTGATTACTACCTGGCTACCCGCGAAGAAGACGCCTGGTCCTCGAAGGACTTCACTGTCGCCCCGCCGTTCGACCATTTTGCCACCCGATTCACCCTGCCCGCCTCGATGCCGGCCGAGTATCGCGGCCTGGACATCCTGACCAGCTTCCGGCTGGTCGATTACGTCCCTCGTTCCCCCCACGGAAATTTGCAGGTGATCGGGGACGACATCAACACCGGTCCCCCGCGACGGGTGGGCAAATGGCAATATGAGATTGTCCTGTGCTCGGCACTCAAGACGGCCCGGCCGCCTATCACCTACTTCCTGTGCGCCGATGAGTACGGCCAAATCCCCCAGACGGCCACCGGGCCGGCCTTTTGGGTGATCGAAATGCCCAGTCGAGGAGTGGGGATCGTCCCGAATACGTTTGTCCAAATCTCGCTTTTGGGACTGACTTTTTTGAATTGCCGCAACGTCGAACGATTGCCGGCCTATCCTGATCCGCCGAAACGCCGACGGGGAAAGAAGCCGGCGTTCGACATCCGCTATCACCGGCTCCGTGTATCGGCGGTCGGGCAAAAACGAGAAACCTTGCCCGGCCCAAGGAGCGGTCAAAGGCGGAGTCTCCACATTGTTCGGGGCCATTTTCGCCAGTATGGGATGAATGGCAACAAAAAACTTTTCGGCAAATGGACGGGGCGGTATTGGGTGGCCACCCACACCGCCGGGGATTTGACCGCCGGAATCACAACTAAGGATTACGAGATCGAGAGAGGAGCGTAATTTGAAAAACGAAAAAACCATCAAGCTTACCCTCGAAGGGCCGGCCGACATGGTCGAAACCGTCACGGCCCAAATCGGCCAAGCCTTCGTGGTCACCTACGTCTCCAAAAATAGCCGGATCGCCCTGCGGCCCGATGAGGTGAGGCGCTCGTTCCGGATAATCCCCGAGGTTATCCGGCCGGAGGTTGGCTGATGGCGCGTCACGCCGATCCGAGCCTGGCCGGCCAACTGAAAACATTGATCAGCATGGCCAACGGTTTCGGGGCCGAGGGTATCTGGCTCATTCGAGGAGCCGTCGAGCCGGAGCTGCGCTACCAGGTCGATCCGGAGCAGATCGACCCCGATCTGCCGAAAAACGTCAGTCTCGACCTGGAGATCGTGCTGGGCCTGGCCGAGGCCGGAGTGCTGGTGGTCATGCGCTTCCCGGCCAGCGATGGCGGCCAGGATGGGGTAGAGAAGCGGTAAGTCGCAGCTCACCCAATGGCCGGCACTACCGGCCACTCGGCCGTGGCCATTGCCTCACCTCTCCACCGTGATGTCTCGCAGGTGGACAATCAGCCGAGCCATTGCCTTCAGCGCCGTTTTAGCACTCGCCAAATTCGAGACATTCTGCTCTATCCAGCCTTCCGCTTCCGCCGCCGTCCACCCGGCCCAGCCCGGCGTACTCTCGATAGCTGCACTGGCATCTTCCCCGGCAGATAAGTCGGGATAGATCACTGTCCCGCTGGGGGCGTAGCTATTACTCGCCAGGTGTTGCGTGACTTCAGCTTTGCCCCAGACTATTTTTTCAGCCCGGCTCCATTCGTCAAATCCGTCAGGCAAGTCCAGGCTCAGAGCAATCAACTGACCCGCCGTGGCAAACTCAACAATAATGACCTCTATAAGGTCGCCAACTTCGACCCCGGCCCGGAAGGTTTTGGTAATCTTTTTCAGCCTCATATTTCTCCCTAATTCTCGAACCAATCAAAGAAATTTAAGCCCACTCCGAAACCTATCAAACCACTTCGGCTAGGTGTCCAGGGCACCGTAGCGCCTGTGGCTATTAAAATAAATTCGCCCAATTCGGTGATGAGATAGCACTGCGCCCGGTGGTTTCCGCTGCCCAAGTCCTGGTCAAACAGGCAGATTACTACCGATTTATCGCTAGAGTAAGTTGTAAAATTTGTAACTGTGGCGGTGCCGCCGCCGGTGCGTTGGACTAGCCAGAGATCGTAGGACGCACCAACGGCAGCTACCCTCCAATCCATATAATTGTTATCCGTGCCGTCATCAACCCGCCGCCCGCAGTTGGAGGCGGTAGAGATCGAAATCCGGGCGAAATATCGCGTGCCTCTGACCGCTCCGGTCCTTGACAAAAACGAGCGAACCGAGCTACCCGGTGTAAATCTAAGCCAATCACCTTTGTGCGAATACAGTAAATTTGACGGTACAACGAACGGAGACGACACCTGCCAGGTGTAGCCGGTCGGAATTACCCCGCTCTGAAAATGGTCAGTCGGAGAGCGCCCGCTCTCGATGAAGCGAGCTGACAGGGGATGCCCCGCCCCATTCGGGTAAATATCCTCACCGGCACCCTGAAACAAATCATCGAGAGATACAAATCTCTCTGAGCCGGAAACCGATGTTTGATACGTGCCGTGCAAAGTCGGACTGCCGCCAAACGTGTTGTTGACCAGATAAGGCTGAATAAGGTCGATAGTCACAGAACTGTTAAGCCCATAAACATCTTCGCCCCAACCGGAGCGCAGGCGGCCTCCATCCATCTCTATGCGGCACGTACCACCACTGGCATTGAATCCGGCCAAAGCGTAGGCCGTGCCGGTCGGGATAAGAGACGTTACGTCTATGTGGACGTTGGTCAGGATGTACGTGCCGTTCACGGCAGTAAAGCCCTGTCTGTTGTGAGAACCGCTTAGGCCCTCCTTGCACTCGATCAGGATGTTTTTCAGTCTGCCTAGTATAGCCCCTGCGCTTCCTGAAAAATAACCCCTAACTCCAAATATGTCGCCGGTAGTTCGAGGGTTATTGACCTTTAGGTCAGAGAGAGAGGCGGTAGTGCTAGCAGCAAAGCCTATCACGTAGGTTGTGCTGGTAGCGCCGTTTAGCTCCGTTGCGTACATCCCTGAGCCGATCACCTGCACCCCATCAGGTATGTCCAGATCGGCGCAAGGATATATACCAGGGCCTATCAAAATTACATCTCCCGAAACGGCGGCGGCGAAGGCATCGGCCACTGTGTCATAGACGACGCCGCCAATCATTACCTGACCAGGGCCAGGCCAGAAGCCGCTCCCGCCTTCGACCTCGACCGGCGATGGGTACCTCTGCGGAAAACTCCGAAACAAATCCCCGTGTCGCATCTTAGAAATCGCCTCCCTGGGCGATGACGTTGAACGTCTCTGCATTGTTGGTGCTGGCCCGGAGAGAGTAGTTGGCCGGCAGGATCAGGGGCAGATCGCCGTCCGTGTCCGGGGTCAGAATGCTGGCAAAGGCGGCCACCGTGCCCGAGGGGGTGATGGCGCTGACCGCGATCTCCTTCCACAATCGGTAATTGGTGCCGTCGTGGATAAACAGCCGGATCATGCCGGCGGTGGTGGTCACTATGGCCTTGATGGTAATTAGATCTATCCGGGTGCCGTTGCTGCCGGCTGCCAGCACCGTGCCAATGGTGCCGGTGCCGTCCCGGTTGGTGTTGGCCGTCAAAATCTGGGCCATGCCGCAGCGCGGCGTCAAAGCAAAAACAGGGTAGGTGTTGGCGGTCATGAGTAACTCCCGTGTAAATATAAGCGAGCGGCCACGTCGGGCCGTTCGCCTTCGCCGCCGCTCAAAATAAAGCGGGCATCGGTGATGTCGCTCTCGACAACTACAGTCTGGTCGCCGGCCAGGCGCACCCAGGCGCTGGGCCGGCCACCGGTTGGCGGGTCCGGGCGGAACGGGCTGATCGGGCCGGCATCGACGATGGTCGCCCCGGCCACCACCCCAATGATATTGCTGGCTAGATCGAGATAGAGCAGCACCGCCCGGGCCAGACCGCTGGCCGGGACATAGCTGCTCAGATCAAAATTATTCTGGCCGATGAAAGTTCTTGACCGGCCCTGGAAGGGGTAGGTGTGCGGGGCGATCTGCACCGTCAGCCCGCTCTGGGGCGAGGTCCGTAGGGGGACCATTGCCCGCAGGTAAAGAAATAAGGCGTCACGGCCCCCAAACAGATGCTCGTGGGCGTGGCGCTGCATCAGGGCTGTCTCGCTATAGTTGTCCCGAATGGAGGCCTGGCCGGTGTCCCAATCGAAAACCTCCCAGTCGAACGGCTCCTTCGGGGCCCGCTTGACGATCACCCGCAGGCCGACGGTCGGCGGCACCTTGCGATTGAAGACCGGGATCGGCGGGGTGTCGTCCTGGCCAAATGGCCGGGCCCAGACCCGGCCGGGCTGATTGGCCACCGCCGCATTGGGCGAGTCGACGGCCACCAGCACCCCCTGGAAGGCGGGCTGATCCCGCTCGAATTGATTATCGGCTTCTTTTTTGGCGGCTAAGGCCCGCTCGAAAACAACGCTCATGGGTCCTCTAGTAAATAACAAAACCTATCGTGTCGGTGACGGTGCCTGGGATGACCCACCTCAGCGAAGTGACCTGGCCGTCAGTCGGGACACTGCCGCTGTGATCGAGCCAGTCACTGAAATCGGTCTCGGCGCTGGCCAGGGCCACCACCGGTTGGCCGGGCTGGTGATTGCCCACCGCCGCAATTCGGTCGCCGCGCACGTCCAGGCCACCCGGCCCCACCTCGCTGAATGGCAACTGGCTCCGCTCGGTCAAGCTCTCTTCGCCGGAGTAAAAACGGGCCGCGGCATAAGGCTGTTCTTCGGGCGGCCGGCCAGGGCCACCTAGCGGATCCGAGCGCACCTTCCAAAATGGCGAGCCGCCGCTGTCGACTCCTACAAATGCGTAGCATGTCCCATCCTTGAGCCGGATAAAATTATCGACGTAATTAGCCCCAAAATCAACGACGGTCCCAGATATCCCGTTTGTGTCGCTCGGCGACAGGACCCAGTCTGAGCCATCCCACAAGTAGAGATCGATCTGATTGAGAGTGGTATCCACCCCGTAGCCCAGCGGGGCCAGGCAATTGTTTCTGATCGGCACAATGTAGAGGGTGGTCGCCGTCCAATTCGCCAGATCCACGGAATAGGCCACGTTGTCCTCGACGGGAGCCCCTTGTGACAGAGGGGTATCTCGTCGCCAGAAATATTTTCGATCCGAAAAGGCGTAGTAGAGCGTGCCCGATATCGCGCTTGCTTTCTCCTGTAATTGGCCGTTAACAAATTGGAAAACCTTGTCCGTCTCGCTGGCCGTTCTGATGACCGTGGCCAGGCCGACCTCAGCCGGATGGTACGGCGTACCGATAAAATGGCTGCGGTCCTCGCTGTAAGGAATAATAAAATGATTGGTGGCGTTTATCGACCCTTGCCCCCAATTAGTGCCATTGACGGTGTAGCTGACATATACCCCATGCTCGTCGGCGCTGGTGATGGCCGGGTCATCGCCATAATAATCCTGGACCAAAACCAGATACTTGCCGTCCGTCATAAAATCCGACCAACCAAGCTCGACCGGGGTGTAGACCAAAACCCCGGCGGCCTCGATTAACGTCGGGCTGATGGTGTGGACCAGGCTCCAATTCTGGCCGCCGTTCCAGCGGTAGATGTAGCTATTTCCCTCACCCGATCTGAGGGCGTACAGGTGGCCCCGAAACCATTTCAGCGTGCCGGAAGTCACCACGCCGTCCGAGATCGTGGTCAACGAATCATCCGCCGGCGCGTACATTTTGATCGCCGCTTCGGTCAACGAGTTGCCATAGATGTTGGTCCCGTCGGTGACGCAGGCGAGATTTAATTCAAATGCCAAATTCGTGTGAGCTCCGACCCAGGTCGCCATGATTAAGTTCCTCCAAATTGCCGCACGGCATAAAATTGCCGGTCGCCGCTCTCGTTGGCCAGGCCGGCCTCGAACGCGCCACAGTGGTCGGTGTCCCAACCGCTCTCGACGCTGGCGAAGACCGCGCCGCCATCGACCGATTTGATGATATGCTGCACCCCGGCCAGGCCCGCCGGCGCGGTCATTCGGCCGGCCACAAACACCAGTTCGTCATCGCCCAGCCCGGTCACCGGAAAGGCGTAATAGGTCCGGTCATCGACCTCGGCCAGGCTCGCGCTGCCCAGGTCGATAGCCGTTGGAGCGCCGAAAGCGGGCAATGAATATTTGAGCAGGTAGAGCGCCCCGTCCCGCCACTCGGTCAGCCACAGCCAGCCCCCCAGCCCGGCCACCGCCAACCATAACGGCCGGGTGGCCACGTTGCTGGCGGTGTAGAGGCTGATCCATTGCCAGGAGTAGCCGTTGTTGACAGTCACCAGCAGCCAGCCCCGCCAGGCGCTGCTGCCATTTTGCCACTCGGCCAGGACGTAATAGGTGTAGGCGCTGAAAAAATCGCCGCTCAGGTGGACGAAGGTCAGGTCAGCCACCGTCGGAGCCGGGCTATCGCCCCAGTCGTTGGGGGGATCGATGGTCGGAGTGTTCTCCCGCCAGTTGTTCCCGGCCAGATCGGAGCGAAATAATTTGCCGGTGTTGGCCTTGATCAGAATAGCCCCCTCCGGGTTGGCCGTGCCGTTGCCGGCTGGGGGCGGGGTAAACCACCACGGGTCAAAATTGCCGTGATGATCCTGGGTGTCGGCTCCGCCCAGGTCGGCATTGCGCACCGACCAGTCGACGGCGTTGTCATCCCGAAAATAGCAGCCGCTGTCGGCATCGATAAAGGCGACCAGCGACCCCAGCACGTCGCCGCCCTCATCCGGCCAGGTCGGTGGATCGTTGCTGGTCTCGCTGTCTGCCGGCAGTCCCTCCAGGCAGGCCGTCTCGATGCCAGGCGGTCCCTCGGCCTCGGGCTCGCAGCCGAGATTGGTGGCCAGATAGTCGCCCGACGATGTGGCCCGCAGGTCGATACTGCGCGGTATGATTTTCTTTCCGCTCCAGTTGACGCTGCGGGTCGTATCGGCCGCGGCCACATCGATGGCCCACCATTCGTTGCCCAGGATATCCAGCGCCCCCAGCCAAAGGCCGGCCAGGTCGTCGAGCCGCACTTCGGGGTAGGGGTTGTTGGCGACGGCCAGGTGGCGCCCGACCAGATTGTTGGCATGTACCTGGCTGGCCAGCACCTGGCGCTCAACCGTCACCTGGCCCGGCCCGCGAAAGCCCAGCACGTCGCCGGGCGCTTTGGCGCAGTAGGCCGAGACCGCTCCGCCATCGAAGAAGAGGCCGGACAGAAAGGCCGTGCCGGCCCGGTCGTCCTGCTCGACGATGGTCAATTGCCGGTAATCCGTCTCGCCCAGGGTGGCCACCGTGGCCAGGCCTGGCCGGTCGAGGTCATCGAGGAGCTGGGCATCCTGCACTAGGTGGATCTGGCCCTGCTTGTTACTGACCAGATGGGCGGCTAGGCTGACGGCCATCTCCTCGGCCATATTGTAAAGATTACTATTTTGGATCTCGGCATACTTGCGGCGCAGACTGGAGCCTGTCAAGCCAAAGACATCGGCGATCTCCAGCACTGTGGAGTGCCAGCGCCACAGATGGTGGATGGCCCGGCCCGGGGTCAGCCACAGGGCGTATTCGTACCAGGCTGCCGGCGAGCGCACCGCGGCCAGGCTGATGTTGTACATCGGGATCTCGCGGAGCAGGCCCTCGATGGTGGTCGCCTCGAAGGTGACCGCGCCCTGCACCCAATCGGCCACTACCGTGTCCCGCTGGATATAGCCGGCGAACAGGATGTTCTGCCCGCCGGCCGGCCCACCGATGTATTTTTTGGTCGCGCCGTACCACGCCTCCGCCCACAGGATGACCAGGGCCTCCTCCGGGTAATCGGCCGGTGAGGCCGCCCCGTGGACGGTGATGTTCATATTCCAGCCGGCCCGGTTCCAGTCGCCGCTGAGGGTGGTGATCCCCAGATCGGCATCGGGATAATCGGCGTCGGCGGGATCCGGGTCGTGGCCGATCAGTCGCCGGCGGGTGGTCTGCGATTTGCCGTTGCTGTCGGTGCAGCCGGCCACGGCCCAATGCTGAGTGGCTGTGGTCAACTCGACATCGTAGACGCCGGTATCGACCGGGGTAATGGTCACCCCGGCGCTGGGGGTCACGCTCAAATCATAGCTCTCAATCGTGGCCCCCTCGGCCATCGGGTAGGAGTCGGTCAGGTCAACTCGAAAGGTGATCGCTCCGCTGCTCAAAAATCCAACCCGATGAGGACCGGCGATACACACCGGCGGCGGCTGGCTGTTTTGGTCGGAGTAGGCCAGGTCCCAGTCTTTGTAAAACGCGCCGCCGCTGTCGAAGCGCGGGGTCAGCGGGAACAGCGGGAAATCATCCAGCGCGGTCAGGGCCAGATTGTCGGCCCAGAAGATGCTGTTGGCGGCCACCACCAGGGTGCCGCTGGCCTGGTCGCCGGTGATGGACCTGATCCGCACCAGTTTGGTGCCGGTCGCCGTCTCGACCTTTAGCAGTTGGCCGGCCACGATGTCAGCGAAGCCGGTCCCGTCACCGCCGTCGTAGGGGATGCTGGTCGCTCCCCGGCCAATCGCTCCGTTATCGACCAGGGCTGTCAGCAACGTTCGAGGCCGCGACACCGACAAACAGAGCTTGGTCCGGTTCTGGGTGGTGCGAATGAGGCTGAGGTCGCCTGCGGAAATAACCGGCATCAGACCGCCTCCAAATTCCTGAATGTAAATTCGAGACCCAAGTAGCGACCGTTGAAATTGCGGCGGTCCATCTGCTCGACCGGCCAGACCATGATCGCGCGGCAGGTGAGAAAGGTGCCGTCGGATACGCGAGTGGTCAGGTAGACGTTGGCGCTCCGGCCGGGGCAGATGGCCCGGAGCTGGTTGACCATCGCCTGGGTTAAAACATCAAAAATCCAGACGGCGACGGCCGCCCCGTGGCCGGCCACGTGGCCGTCAAGTTGGTCGATCAAAACCGAAGCCTCGTAAAACCGGCCTCGCGGCGAGCGTCCGGCCGGATACTCCGCCGTCGCCGTGACTATTTCGACGTTGGTGGGGGGATTACTTGTGCCCAGGGCGTAATTGTAGCGAGCCATGTTAGTACCCCCTGGTCAGGCGCAGTAATTTTTCATCGATCCGCGACTCGATCTGATCCATGATGAGCTGGGTATCATCCCGCTCGCTGAAATTGTAGGTCGGGCCGTAGTTGAGGGTGCTGGCCTGGCTGGTTGATCCGCCCAGGCCGCCGCCCCCCAGGAGGCTCGCCAATAAACCGCCCTGGCTCAAAGCGCCGCCCAGGGCCGTCTCGGCCGCCCGGGTGGTGGCGTTGTTCAGGACGAACTCCTGGCCGGCCTCGCCCAGATTGTAGAGGCCGGGATCGGCGTAGCCGCCGCTGGCTCGCCGGCGGAAGCGGGTCCCCGTTCGGGACGAACCGCCCGCTGAGCTGCCGCCGCTGTAGGGCGTTTGGCCGGCTCGCGGCCCGGCCGGATAGTTGGGATTGTCGGGCGTGGCCGGGCCGTTTTGCTGCTCATATTGGGCCAACTGAGCGGCTCGATCCTGGGCCGCCTGCACCTGGATTTTGGTGCGGTCAGCCTCGTATTTTTTGACGATCTCCAACTCGGCGGCCAACGATTTCCCCAGATCGGCCTTGCGCCGGTCCTCGGCCTGGGCCAGGTCTTGCAAACGCTGCTCCAGGTTCTTCTGTAAATCAGCCCGCTTCCGCTCTTCGGATTTGCGCTGATCCTCCAGTTCCCGCTCCAGGGCCTTCTGCGAGTCGGCCCGCTTGCGATCCTCGGCCAGGCTGATGTCGGCCAGCTCCCGCTCTAGCTTGAGCCGGTTCTCTTCCAGCTCCTGAGCCAGCCGGGCCCTGAGATCCTCGACCTTGCGCTGGTTGGCCAGCCGGGCCTCTTCCAATTCGCGCTGCTGCTGCTCGCGCTGCTGCTCCTGGCTGCGCTGAATTTCGGTCGCCTCGTCAGCCTGCTTGTCCTGCCGATCTTGCCCGGCCGCCTGCAGCTGCCGGTCCCGGTCCCGCTGGGATCGCAGAAAACCGATGGCGTCTTGATTGCGGACTGCCTCCTCTGCCGCGTATTCAAATTGAGTGCGAATATCCCGGATCCGGCGCAGGTGTTCGGTTTCGATATCCTGCTTTTTCTGGGCCGATTGTTTGGCCAGGTCGATTTGCTGCTGGCTAAATTTGCGGGCGATATCCTGCTCGGTTCGGCTCAGTTCGGTGCCCGCCGCCGCCAGATCCTGGTTGTGCTTGCGCTCGATGTCCTCGATGCGCCGCAGGTTCTCGGTGGCGGCATCGACCCGCTTGCGGGCAAATTCCTCGGCCGCATCGAGCCGCTTGCGCTCGGCCTCGATCATAATATCGAGCCGCTCTTCCTCGCCCTGCTCGCTCAGGTCCGCCAGGTCGCGCTCGTGATCCTGCATGATGTCTTCGCGCTTGCGGGCGACGTCGGTGGCCAGATCCTCCATCTTGTCGTTGATCTTGCCCAGGGCCGCTTCGTACTCCTCGGTGGCGTCGATGGCGTCCTCGACCGCTTCAGTGCTATCCTCGGTCGCCTGCGTCGCCGCGGCGGCCGCGGCGGCCGAGTCCTGCCGGGCCTGGGCCAATTCCAGGTGAGCCTCCGCCAGCTTCTTTTGCTCTTGGGCCTCGGTCTGGCTGGCGTCCGCTGCGGCCCGGCTAAAATCGACCAGGCCTTTTCCGGTCAGTTGCTCAGCCAAATCATTGAGCGCCTTGAAGCCCTCGATGACGGTCGTGATCGGGGCGACCATCCCCAAAAAGACGCGCTTGAGGGCATCGATGATTGGAGCGATTGGCTCCAGGGTACTCTTGAGCCGGTTGGCGGCGTTGGTGAAAAACGTGATAGTATCGACGACGGTGGTCAGTAATTTGATGAGGCTATTTAGATCGGCATCATAATCCTGTCCCAGGAATTCAGAGAGGGCGTCGGCCGCATCCTGTAGCGCGTCGGCCAGATCCTGGATGGTCTCCGGCTCGACCCCGGCCAACGACTCCAGCAGAGGGGAGGTAGCCAGAGCCTGGGCTTGGGCCGCGGCCCCGGCCAGGGCCCCGGCCAGGTTTTCGAGGGCGGTCATCATCTCCGGATCGGAAACGATGTCTAATAATTCTTTAGCGTCACCTTTGACTTGCTCGAAATACGGTTCGCCGCCAACCCGGAGCAGGTTTTGTTGAAAATCGATCAGGTTGGAAATAATGCCTTGCAGCGTGCCGGACAGCCGCTCCATGTTGCCGGCAAAACGCCCGCCCACCTCGTCGGAAAAAACGGCGAAGATCTTATTGCTGTCCTCGCCGGCTTTCTGCATCGACTCTAATTTGCGTCGAGCGTCACCGGAGAGCGCCCCCATTTCCTGGAGGCGCTGGGCGGCCTCTCCAAACGGTTGGCCGTTTTGGACAGCATCGTACATCCGGCCAACCCAGGTGGCCACCTCGGCGAAGGGCTGGTTGACCCCGGCCGCGATGTCGCCGACCATTCGCAGATTGTCGCCGGTGGCCAAGGCCGTGCCGCCGAAGACCTGAAGCTGCCGGCTGGCCTCGACGATTTCCGGTAGCTCGAAAGGGGTCTCTACCCCAAACCGGGCCAGCTCCTCGAGGCGTTGTTGAGCAGCCGTAGTCGAGCCGAGCAGCGTCTCGAACTGAGCCCGGTAGACCTCAAATTCTTTATTGGCCCCGACCGCCGCCGCCGCAATCGACTTGAAGAAGCTGACGATTTTCCCGGCCGCAAAGATGGCTGTCAAGGCCGCCGCGGCCACCTGTAACTTGCCCATCGTCGCCCCGAAACCTTTGGCTTGCCCGTCAACCTCCTTGATCTCGAACTTCCCGGATTTACCCAGCAGCTTCAGCGCCTTTTCGAGCTTGACAGTCTCTGCGTCAACCTCTTTGATGCTGTGCTTGCCGGATTTCCCGACAAGTTTTAGGGCCTCCTCTAATTCTTTGGCCGCCTCCTCGCTGTCCTTTAGGGGTTTTTTGAATTTCTTGATCTCTTCGGCCGCCGCCTGCGCCGCGGCTTTATCCAGGCCAAAGCGGATCAGGGCCCGAATCACGCGCTCGTCAGCCACTAGGAGCCCCTTTCCCCACCATCTTTTCGACCTTTTGGTCTATCGATGCGATTTGCAGGATGTCGGTCAGTAGGGCCTCCGGCTGGCGCAGCAAAACATCCGGTGGCCAGCGCCAGCCGGATAGCTCCAGCAGTTGGTAGAGTTGGTAGGCCGTCTCCGGCTCGTTGAGGTGGATCGCCTCCGGCAGTTCAGGGGGTAGATCTTTTTCCGCCTTCAGCCGCTCGTGTTTTTCGGCCAGGCGCAAGGCCAGCCGGTCCACCTGCTCGGTTGAAGGTTCGGTCGGCAGCCAGTGCGGATTGAGGTCGTAGACCGCTGCCTCCCAGGGGGTGAGCAGTTGCTCCGGCAAAGCCAGGAACGAGGCAAAGTCAAGCGGCCAAGGCAGGCCCTCGACGGCGAGGGTGGCCGCGACCAGGTCGGGGTAAGTGAGTTCCCCCAGGATGCGCTCCTCGAAGTCGACGGCTTCCCTGGCCGCTGCTGTTCTCAATTGCGAACGCCGAAACCCCATCGCCACCGTCGCCTCGCTCACGGTCACTCGATAGGTTGTTCCGAAAGCAACAGTTTTGGTTTGCATGGGTTCAGCTCTAGGCGTATTCGTACCAGACCGTGATCGTGTCTCCGGCGGCCGGGGCTAGCGCAAACGTGACCGAGCCAACGGCCAGGGTGACGGTGCCGGTCACATCGGTGGTCACGCCGGTCGCGGCCACGGTATGCCAGACCTGCATTTTGGCGGTGGACACCGCCGGAGCCGCGGCCGGTAGGCTGAAGGCGACGGCCGCGGCATCTCCCAGGAAGGCGACTAACTTGGGCTTATACTCGGTCGTGGCGTCAATGAGCTGGCCCTCGGTATAGCCCTCGACGCCTTCGGCAAAGGAAATGCCCCAGGGGTAGGCGCTGACCACCTGCGGCCGGACGGTGTAGGTCATTTCCTCGGGGTTGCTGGCGTCGAATGACGGGTTCATGGGGATGATCTGGCAGACGGGCATCAGCCGCACGTCCCAGCGCCGGACCCGGCTGGCTCCGGGGGTCGTATCCAGCGTTTGCCGCCAGGCTATCATGCAGACCTGGGCCTCGCTGCCCTGCCTGTCGGTGGCTCGGCCGAAAAGCTTGGTCTCGCCGATAGTGACCACGTTTTGGCCGGTGATCAGGGCGTCCACGTCGAAATTGTTTTTGCCGACGGTCAGGGTACCGCTGATCGACTCGTTGGGCGGCAGTCTGTCCACGGCAAAGATCCGGTCGTCGCCGTAGTGGTTGATCTGCTGCGGCTCCGGGATGGGCAGGGTCAGGCCGCGTGCGCCCGAAATCTCCAGGCCCTCGTAGGCGGTATCGTCGACCGCGGCCAGCAGGCCGCTGGTGGTTAGGGTAAAGATCTGGCAGTGCCGAAAGCCGACACCGGATTTTGTATTTGCTGGTGCTGCCATAGGGTTTCTCCTAGAAATAAAAAGGCAGTCCTCAGTCGAGGTCTGCCCCGGAATTGATCTCTGTCAGGCGTTTGATCTGGGGTGCTATCTGGGGAATTTCCCCAAGCGGGCCGCTCAGGCGGCCTCTTTCGGGTCGGGGCCCGCCGGTTCGGCCTTGCCCGTATCCGGCCCTGGGGCCTCGTAGACCGCCCGCCTGAATTTGGTTTGGCAATCGCAGTAAGCGATCACCCGGCCCGGCCCGGTCGGGTGGGCTTCGAGCGGTAGTTCCCGGCCGCACCCGGCCGGACAAGCTATCGTCTTATTCGAACGCTTCGTAGTTGACCTCGACATACTCGTTCACCTCCAGCCGAAATTCGATCCCAATAAAATCCTGGCCGCTGTAGCGCAGGACACTGACCCCGCTATCGCCCAAAAAAACGGCCTGCTGCACTCCGGCCAAATGGCTGCCGGCTACACCCAGCCCCAGGCCGGGCCGGGATGCAAAGGCGTCCCGGACGCTGACAAAAAATGGCTCGCACAATCGCTCCGCCTCGCCGTCGATGCCCTGGCCTACCGGTCGCACGTAGAGCCGCATGAGATAGTTCCGCGTCTCCAGGTCCTGATCGTGGCCGATGATCTGCCAGTTGTGGCGAGCGGCCCCGGTGAAATTGGCGAAGAGAGGCAGGTCGCCCGGCGGCAGGCTGCCCGGGGCCTGGGCGAAGGCTCGCTTGACCCCGGTGATACCGGCCTGGATTACGGCCAGGCGGGGCTTGATGGTGGCGACGGTCACGGTTTGGCGGCACCGACCACGTTCAGGGTGACCGGGGTCGTGTTAGCCAGGCCGACCTGAATGCGGCCATATCGTTCGGCCACGGTGTAGGTCGTAATGGCCGACACTGTGGCCTCCTCGGTCGCGCTGGCCTCGGCCAGCACCGGCCCATCGATCCACTCCCAGCCGTTCACTGAGCGCTGAAATGTAATAGTGGTCGCGTTCGTAATGGCCGCCTGCTGGATGGCGTGCTGAAGGAAGAGGGTGGTGTAATCGGCCACCTCGAAGGCGTTGGTCGTAAAGCCCTGGGTGACGACGGTGTTGCGGGCCACAAAGGTGAGCGGGGTCACTGCCGCCGGCGGCGCAGCTTGCGCCTCGGTCGCCGTGGCTTGGGGCAGGAGGCCCAGGGATCCGGCCAGGATAGCCAGGGCGACCAGGATCGCCGCTGTGATCGACAAAAACTTTTTCATGGTGTAATCCTTTCGTGAAATCTTTGGATTGATGAGTTACCAGGGGACGACCCGCATGTAGGTAGTCATCATTTTGACCACCCTCGGCGGTAGCGCCTTGGTGTAAAACAGGGTCCCCAGTTCGGTCACCCCGATAGCGTCGGACAGCCCGGCCTTGTCCTCTCGGTAAAATCGGACGGCCAGCACGTTGGCGATCTCGCGCAGGTCTGCCGGCAGATCATCCGGGGTGGCAGCCAGGCCGCCACTGTAGGAGATTTTGAGCCGCACCTGGCCCCGGCCAAAAAACTGGGTCCAGGCCAGAACCCGACCGCCATCAAGCTCGATCAGGTCAGGCTCGACATTTTCCCAATCGTGCCGGGGAGACGGGCGATAGGCCAGGGCCGCGACGCTGTTGACGTTCGACTTGCGCGGGTGGCAGAGGAGGCGGCCCTGTCGGTCGATCAGTCCCCGGATTTGCTCATCCGTCACCTCGGCCAACTCGAAGTAGTTGTCGGCCTCCGGCCGGAAGACGCCGGTGCAGTGATGGTCGATGAAGCGGCTGGCCGCGGCGATGGCCTTGGCCAGCAGATCATCGTCCGTCACCTCGACGTTGTCGAGGACAGCCTTGGCGTAGGCCAGGGTGGTGTAGTCCACGCCTACTCCTCCTGGGTCAGCGTCCCGTTCTCGATCAGGGGAGCGTACCAGGTCTCGCCCGCCGGCAAGTCTACCTTGTGGTTTTTGACCGGATAGATCTTCTTGCCGAACGCGAAGCGGGTCTGGTGGCCCGGCACGTGAAACTGAACCAGGCCGGCCTTTGGCTCTTTCTCTTCCGCTTTGGCGGCCGTCCGCTTTTCGGTCGGCTCCTCGGCGGTCTCGGTCTTTTGCTCTTTGGCTGCTTCTTTTTTGTCTGTCATCGAGATTGTCTCCTGTAAAAATAAATTGTGAAGTGCAACGGCTTTAGCTGTTGCCAGCCTCCAATGGCTAAAGCCATCGGACTCCGAATTTTCACGCTTCGCGCCGGAGCGCGGGCGACCGGAAGCCCTGAGTACGAAAAAATCATTGATCGCCGATATTTGTAATCACGCCCAGGGCAAACGGGGCATAGCAGGCCAGAACCTCTTCGGCGTAGACGCCGGTCTCGTTGGCCCGGGTGATCAGCGGCCAGGGGATTTGATGGTAATCCCGGCGAGACAGGACCTCGGCCGTATTCGGCACGTTGTTCGATTGGTAGAAACCGGGCAGGTTTTGGGCCCAGGCCAGGATAGTGCCTTTGGCCAACTGCGGGTGCAGCCGGATCGGGATGGCCTGCCCGCCGCTCATGGTGTACGGGTTGAAATACCAGCCGACCACCTGGCCGGCCACGTAGGTCGGGTTCATGTTGTTGGCGTCGATCATAAATCGGACCAACGGGTTGGAGCCATCGGTGAAGGTTTTGGCGATGATGTTTTTCATCTCCTGGCCGCTGACGTAGATCTCTTCCGGGCTGATCCGGTAGTTGTCCCACATGTTGAGTAGCATCTCATCGATCTCGGTGATGGTGCCGCGACCGGTGGCGGTCAACCCCGTCCCGGTGCCCTCGGTCCCGGTGGCCATAGCATGGTGATAGCCCTGGCTGCCGGTTTTGAAAACGTGGTAGAGCAGGCCGTCAAAACCGAGGTTGGCGTTTTTGCTGCGGTCGGCCGTGACATCGGCCAGGTCCTGACCGGTGCCGGCCAGAGCGGTCAGCAAGACCGAGTTGGTGGTGGTGATGGCTTCGAGCTTCTCTTCGCCGGCGGCGCCGACATACCAGGCGTAGGCCACCGCGCCCCGGATCGCCGGAGTGCTGGCCCCGATCAGGTTGGTTGCGCCGGTTATTGCGCCGGTGGAGGTGGTGGCCGACTTGTTGGATGAGCCGCCGTTGATGGTGAAGGTCTTGCCGTCCTGCCCGGTGACGGTCACCTGTTGCTTGACCCCATCGGCGATGCTGGCTACCAGGTAGCCCTCCTGGGTCAGGGCGACTACGGCCACGTTGTAGGTGCCCGCTTCGATGGTGCCCTCGGTGGCCTCGGCTGCCACCGTCGGCGCGGTGGGCGTGCCCAGATCGACGCTGGCGTTGCCGCCGAGCAAGGCATACTCCTCTTTGATCATCACCTGCTGGAGCAGGCGCATGCCGGAGGTGGACAGCACGTCCTCGAAGCCCTCGCCGGCGGATTGGGCCTCGAACGAGACGTCGGTCTCTTCGCCCAGGGTTTTGTACGTCGCGCTCTTGTCGGCAGAGGTGATGGTCATCCGCCCGGATCGCTGGCCTTCAGGAACCCAGCCCATCGAGGCCACGCCGGAGCCGGTGATGGCTGAAACTTCTTTCCAGTGGGCGGCATCACCGGCCCCGGAGCCGCGCACCTTGCGCGGCAGCCGGTTGCGGATGGGCGTCAGGACCGGGTAGAGGTTTTTGGCCGGGGCTTGCAGGTCATAGGCGACCAGGCCGCTGGCCAGGGTCACTGTTTGGTCAGCCTTTTGAATGTAGCCGCTACCAACGTCTTCCCGGCTCAGGCCGCCCCCCATGATCTTTTTGATGGCCTGGACGGTTTCGAGCGAAACGTCCTGAATGCCACCATTCACAAATCCTAAAATAGTCATTTTGAGTCTCCTTGTCTTTCTCGGTTAGCCGAAAGCTGGGCTTAGGCGGCGACCGCTGATTCCAGAATGTGGATGTACTGCTGCTGGTACTGAGCCCGCAGGGCCGGGTTCGGCTCCGTCGATGCCTTTTGCTTGAGGTCGCCCAGTTGCCCTTTGGTGAAGGCGGGATCCTGGCGGGCCGGTTTTTGCTGGCCCGGCGCAGGCTTCTCGGCCTGGCGCAGGCTGGGGCCGCCGGCGGCCGGTTGGGCCTCGATATTGGCCAGCCGCTCATCGAGCGTCTTGAATTGCTCGGCCAGGCCGTCTTGAATGGCCTTAGCCAGGCCGTCCAAAGCGGGCTTGATGGCCTTTTGCAGGTCGCCGCTCTTTTGGCTCAGTTGCACTTCGTCGTCTTCCACGCCTTCGCCGGCCGCTATCGACCCCTCGGCCTCGCCGATCATCAAGGCAATGGCCCGGCCGTACTTGCCGGCCCCGGCCATATCCCCGCTGCGCTCGCATTCGTCGCGCAGTTCCTGGAGCATGGTGAGGGCCTGGGCCGCTTTGTCGCCGGCCCCGCCGTCCGAGTTGGCCGCCGCGGGCTTTTTGTCTTTGTTGTCTGTTGCCATCGTTTCCTCCGTAGAGAGCTTGAATAGTAAAATTTCGGAGCCGCCATTCGCGGGCCGATCCACCAATGAAATTTCATAGAGTTTGAGTTTTAAGATCTTGCGGTAGATTTTGCCGCCGATCTCCACTAGTTTGGCCTTGAGGACCTGGCCGCCGACCGAGAAGCCGCGGTAGACCTTTTCTTTCACTTTTTCCCAGGCCGGCCCGTCCACGATCCTGACCCCGATGTGGAGCTTACGGTCCTTGATCTCGGTCTCCAGGGTCGTGCCCACAGCCGAGGGCTGGTGCATCTCCCGGATGTTGGCCCATTTCAGATAGTCGGGCAGGGCCTCCTCGATGGCCTCGATGGTCACGATATCGCCCTCGTATTTCCGGCCTTCCCAGACCCCCGCCTGATCGTCGGGTTCCTCGGTCGCGGCGACGCCGTAGATCATTCGCTCTTCGGCGTCGAGGCTGTCGATCTTGGCAAAGCGGGTCCACTGGCCGTTCGACTGAGCGCTCACGCCGAAGCCGGCCGCCTGCGTTTTCTCGACCGGGCCGCCGGTCAGTTGGTACTCGATCCGGCGCAGCTCGCGCCGGTCGCTGTCGGCGACAGGTGGCTCGCTGATGACCAGGGTCATTGTGTCGAGCTCGACCTCGAAAATCCGCTCCAGGCTGGTTAGCGGCGAGGGATCGCCGGCCGGGAGGTATTGCAGGGTAATGTGGGGGGTGTAGCCGTGAGTTCGGTCGGCCGGGCAGTCGAGCCAGTCTAGCTCGTTGACCAGATTTTGTCGGAAACGGGCCAGGCCGGGCGCATCGACCGAGGCATAAAAGGCGTGCTGGCCCTCCTCGCCGGTTTCGTTGAAACGGCCCACCCCGCTGATCCGACCACTGATGGGGATTTGGTTCTTGCCCCACAGGGCCAGGCCCTCCTTCAGCCGGTCCAGATCTAATTTGTCGGCATCTCCCAAGAAGGCCAGAGTCAGATGTAGCTCGCTGGCCGGCTCGCCGCCGGCCAGGGCCAACGGCTGGGCCACCTCGGGTGGTAGAAAAAAGCCAATCCAGGCGGTCGCACCTGGGGTCAGTTGGTCTGGCATCGGTTTTCCTCAAAATCAAAAAGCCGGGGCGGTCTCAAAAAGACTGCCCCGGCTCGCGCTCTGTCGGGCTAAAAACTGTTGGGCCGAGGATCGCATGGCCCGCGATCCTATCCTATCATTTTTTCGGTGGCCGCTCAATTGTCAATTTAGGCAAAATTGAGACCTGCTGCCGGGCCGTCTCGCGCGGCTTGTCAAGGGTATTTGGCAAGTCTTATTTTTTGTAGTACAATTCGATTTATGGATACAGTGATTAAAGCTCATAAGATAAGGCTGAACCCAACGCCGGAACAAGCCGCCTATTTTTGGCGGGCAGCTGGCGTCGCTAGATTTTGCTTCAACTGGGGCTTGGCCGAATATAACCGCCGGTTAGAGGCAAAAGAAAAGGTAAGCGGGCGACTGCTTAGAGAAGAGTTTAACGCGATCAAAGCGGAGCAATTCCCTTGGGCATCTGAGGTTACGTCGTGGGCAATGGTGGGGGCTTTTGATGATCTGGAAAAATCATTTAGGAATTTCTTTAACAAGCACAAAAAGGGATTGCTAAAGCCGCCTGCCGGTTGGAAGCCTCGAAAAGACGGCAAGCCGTTCGGCTGGCCTCGTTTCAAGAGCCGCCACAAATCAACCCCGGCATTTTATATACACAATGCGATTATGCATTTCAGTGATAGCCAATTTTGGTTTGACAAGGCCCGCGTTGGTTGGGTCAATATGGCCGAACCGCTCCGCTTTGACGGCAAGGTGATGGGCGGGCGTATCGTCTACCGGGCCGGGCATTGGTGGCTATCGGTGCAGGTCGAGGTCAAGCAGGAGGTACCGGGCCACAATGACGAAGCGGTAGGGGTTGATCTTGGGGTTAAGTATCTCGCCGTGACCAGCGACGGCCAAATTTTTGAGAACCCAAAAGCTACTGAGCAGATGAAGCGCAAGCTAAGACGGCTACAACGTTCTTTTGCCCGAATGGAGAAGGGTGGAAAGAACTGGCTCAAGATGAAGGAAAAAATAGCCAAGCTGCATTATAAAATAGCTTGTATCCGCGATGAGGCCAGTCACCAAATGACCACCCAAATCGCCAGAGATTACGGGATTATCGGGGTTGAAACCTTGAATGTTAAAGGGATGGTGAAAAATCGCCACCTGGCAAAAGCGGTGAGTGATGCGGCGATGTTTGAGAAGCGTAGACAATTGGAGTACAAGGCGGCCTGGAATGGCGGCATAGTTGTTCCGGTTGGCCAGTGGTTTTGTTCTTCAAAAGCGTGCAACGTTTGCGGTTGGATTAAAGCCGACTTGAAGCTATCCGACCGCGAATGGCCCTGCGAAGGCTGCGGAACAATCAACCATAGAGACGGCAACGCGGCGCTCAACATTCGGGATGAAGCGCTGAGGATTTTAGGGGAAGGATGAATAAAACTCGCCGTACTACCTGGGCGGAGAGTAACTAAACGCCTGTGGAGCCTTTAGCATTAGCGGGGCGATGAAGCAGGAAAATGTGAACTTCGTGGTTTGGGGTTCGCCCCACAAGCGCGTGGGTCAGGGGAATAGTTCGTTTACCATTTCTTTCCTCCTGGCGTTCGCCCCACAAGCGCGTGGGTCAGGGGGGTTTCCTCAAAATTAAAAAGCCGGGGCAGTCGTTCACCCCACGCGCTCGTGGGTTAGGGGAGCGCGTGGGTCAGGAGGGAGGGGTAATCTTGAAACCAATGACAAGGCAGCAGGCCGCAGATTTTTTAGGCGTTAACTCATTCACGATCATTCGCCTGATCAAGCGCGGCTCAATCAAGGCGGAGAAGTTTGGCCCGGCCTGGATGATTGACCCGGCCAGCCTGGAAGACTACAAATCCCGCAACGAAGGAAGAGCGCCGAGGGACCCAAGGCGAAGGTAAAATCTACGCGGGGTTGCCCCCCGCTTCCAGCGCCGCCAGCCGCGCCTCGATGCTGGCCAGGCGCTCCCCCAGCGGCACCACCCCCACCCGCCGCAACTGGAAGGTCAGGTGAACGCCAGAGTGGTCGGCCAGCATGCCCAGCCCGCTAACCACATCGCTGGCGTACAGCGGCGATAACACATACGCCGTGATCCCACCTGGTTGACCGGCCTTGACCACGCTGCCTTGGACGTGGTCGATCTGTCCCCCGCCCTGGGTTGCAAACACATCGGCCCGGCGGGGCGTGGGTGGCCGCCAGGTGAACTCTGGCCCCACAATATACTGCCGGGCCGTGGAATAGCTGAAGGCTACCGGCACGCTCGGCAGCGCCTGCCCATCCTCATCGAGCAGCAGCACCGTCACCCGCTGCCCCTCGAAGCCTCCGCCCTCCGTTCGTCTGATCGCCACCAGCCGAAACACCCCGGCCGGGTGGTCCTCCGCCGGCCGCAACTCCGCTTGCCAGTCCCGCTGAAATTCATTCGGGAGTACGTTCATTGGTTCGTATGATTGCATATTTAGCCTCCGCTACGGCTGCTTCTCTTTGCTGAAATCGGCCAGGCCCTGGCCGGTCAAGTAGCCCACGATGGTCAGGGCTACGCCGAAGAGTTGGTCGGCGTCCAGCTCCAACCCGTAGCGATTGGTGGCGATAATCACCAGCCCGACCACCATCATCCAAAACTTTTTACTTTCCAGTAACTCGTTAATCATTTTTTCCTCCTGGCTAATCTATAATTTTTTTAAGATCTCATTCAGGGCCAACTCCAAAATGTCATAAATATTCTGCTCCTGCTGGTCCATCGCGGCCGGCAGGGTGGGCCAGCCGGTCTCGGCGTGAAAATCGGCCTGGCCTTCCCCCTGCACCTCGTCGGCGTAGCTGGTCGTGTTGCCAATCTCGCCGACAGCCCCGGTCTGGTCGAAATCGACCTGGTGGGTCCATTTCGTGCCCAGTCGCTCCGAGGTCAGCCGAATGGTGGGGTCTCGCTTGGCTCCGCGTTTGAGTTTTCCCCCTCTGTTGAACGCGGAGAGCGGGTAATGTCCCCGGCCCCGGACGTAGGTGTTGAAAGTTTTGGCCCGGTCCCGGGCCGGCTGCGGCGGGTACTGTTTGACTACGCCCTCCACCAGCAGCAGGGCCCGCTCGATGGCCTCTTTCAGGACCGGCGCCGCCGTCTCCGGCGATCGCTGGATGGCCGCAACAAACTCTTGGAGGCCCTTGATGTCTATCTCAGCCAAGTGAGGCCACCTTCCGGCCCAGCCACTCCCCCTCGGAGATGACCATCGTGTGCAACTCTTTGCAGCCCTCGACGACGCCCCAGGGCGTTTGGATCGGCTCCTCGCAGACCAGCTCGTCGCGGTTGGTTTGCCAGACTACCACGAATTTTCCCTGAACCCGCTGTACACTGGTCCAACAGCGGCAGCGCGGGTGCGCCGCCGGCTTGAAGACCGGCTCCGGGATCCCGGCCTCGCGGTAGACGATGGCCTCCCCCTCGGCGTAGGCGGTGGTCGTTTCGGTGGTGGCGATCAGCTCGGCCCGGGCCACGTTGCCGCTCAGGATCGGGGTCAGCTCCTCCACCAGGTCGCCCAGTTGCGAGCCGGGTGTTTCGATCCAGCGAGCCAGGAGACTGTTGACCGATTTGGTAGTAGTCTCGTCGAGCAGCTCGACCAGCTCGGTGGCCCGCCCTCTGGCCCAGGCGGCCGCGGCCCGGTGGCTCAGAGTAGGGTTGAAGCCGGCCGCAGCCGCCTGGGCCACCGCCTCGATCTTCTCGGCCGCGGCCTCGACCCCGGCCCGGGCCAGCTCCGCCAACTCCGGGAACAGTAATTCGAGCAGTCGCTCTCGCTCTCGCTCCCAAAAATCAGGTGGCATTGTCGCCCCCTGAGCGGGGCGGATCGCTCTCGATCCGCTGCTGCAACCCGCCGAAATACTCCAGCAGCTTCCCCTTCAGGGCCTCGGCCTGCTCGCCTTTGACCGCGATCAGTGGATCGTCGTCTCCCAGCCCGTTGGCAGTGCTGGCCTTGGCCAGCTTCTCGGTCACCGTCAGGCCGTCGGCCCCCGCCGCTAATAATCGCTCGGCCTGCTCCGGGCTGAGATTGAAGAAAATCTGGAGGGCATTTCGGGCCGCCTCATAGCCCAACTGGCCGGCCTGCACCTGGGTCATAATGTCCAGGGCGGCCTGCACCTGAGCGCCGTTGAGAGCCAGCCGGGAGTCGACCTCTGGCGGCCGAGCGGCGACCGGCGGCGCGGGCTGAACCGCGTCTTCGGCCGGTGGCGCGTCTGCCGGCTCAGGGGTTGCATCCCGAACCTGATGAGGGGTTGGCTCCTCCGGGGCCGGCGTGGTTGTGGTTATGCCCAGCGCGCCTGGTCCGTCGCCGTCGAGGATATCGCCAAAGCGCATCACCCGGATCTCGTTGGCCGAGACGGCCCCGATGGCGTGGTAGATCTGGTCGGTGGCCGCCTGGGTTTGTTTGTCGTCGTCATCGCCGAATTGCCAGCCCCACTCGACCAGCTTGAAGGGGTTGGTCGGGGGTCGGGTCGGTTGGCCGGGCAGGCTGAGGGCCTGGTCGGGTCGGCCCGGCCCCCAGGCCGCGGCCAGGTCTTGCTGGATAAAATCGTTAAAGAAGTTTTTCTTGAGCCAATTGGCCAAGGGCTTCAAGCCCTTGCGCTGGTTGACGGCCTCCTGCAACTCGGCGGTCCCTTTGTTGACGTCGTTGGTGAAGCCGAGTTCCTGGGGCGGTACGCTGTAGGCGGCGCAGGTGACCCGTAGCATCCACTCGTCTAGGATCGTCTCATAGTTAAACGGCCGCAACTCCTTCATGTTCATGTTCCAGGGCAAAAACCGGACCTTGCGCCGGGCCGCGTCGTTGCCTTCGAGCATGGCGTTAAACCATTCCTCGAATTGCTCGACCTGCTCCGGGCTGAGGTTGCCGCCGTTTTTGGCGTCGCCCGGCGGGGTGGCGATCATATCGGGGATGTTGCCGTCGGTGAAATAGGCCAGGTCAAACGCCTGCTTGCGCAAGGCGGTGTTGACCCGGAGGATGATCCACTCGGTCGGCGGGAAACCGTAGGGGGTAAAGGTGCGGGTCCAGCGAGGTCGATAGATCAGCTCGTGGGGAGCGTAGATCGGCAGCTCCTCATCCGGGGCGTCGGTGCCCTCGCGCCGGTATTGGCTGGCCGGTGAGCCGTACAGGATTTGCTGGTAGGCCACCGCCCGGCCCCGCTCATCAAGGAGCGGTTTGATCGTCGAGCCATCGATGATCTCCAGGGCGTGCAGCCGACCGGCCCGGTCGAGCCGCTTGTAGATGCTCGGGGCGTCGATGCTGAACAGGTCGTACAAGAGCATGCCCAGCCAGGCATCGAATTTGTTGAGCTTGTCCGGCTGCTGCATAAAATCGGTGGCCGCGTCACACTCGTCTTGCAACTCCTCCTGGCGTTTTTTGTCTTTAGGCACCACCGCCCACTCCAGGCCCTGCATCTCCTCGATCCGGGTGGCGATGCACATGGCGGCCACGTCGTAGAGCGCGGCCAGGTTGCGCAGCTGCTCAAAGGGGGTCAGCGTGCCGGCGGTCCCGTCTCGGCGAGGGATGAAGTTGGTGTTGACCCCGACCGGGTATTGATACTGGCGGGGTCCCTGGGTCTGCTCCTCCTGGCCGGTGGTGGGCGAGAGGGGCAGGCCTGGGCCAAAGCGGCGGCCCAGCAGGGCGTTCCAGGCCCCGCTGATGCGTTTGGCTCCCTCGCGGAGATCTATGACGGTGGTACCTCGGGGAATGTCAGGCATCGGTTTTTGTTCCTTCGGCTCTGCGCCGGTAATGTTCCAGGATTTGAACCGCGTGGCCAGGCGGCGCGTAGGCCAGGTTTAGGGCGTCCAGGTCGTCTGGCGAGCGCTTGAGGCGTTTCTTGGTGGCCTCTTTTGGCTCGACCACCCGCCGGCCCTCGCTATCGACTTTCCAGACCGGGGCCATCGCCTGCCGGCGCAATTCGCGCCGTACCTCTGCTGGCAGCCGGACCAGGCTCAAGCGGCCCTCCTCGGCCCGTTCGGCCACGGCGAACCAGAGCTCGCTGCGGCGATTGGGATAATCCTCCGGCTCCATCGCGGTGCCGGCTCCGGAGACGGGCACAAAATTGTAATCGCCCCGCTGGTCGGTCACCCCGCCGCCAACGCCGTCATCGTCCACTTTGACCAGGAGCCGCTTGCCGTCGAGGCCGCAGTGCCGGCCCCACTGGTCGGCCACCTGTTTTAGCCGGCCGGCGGTCCCGCTGGTGGACCGGCCATTGACGCTCTCGTGGTGCAGCGAGACCGGGCCGCGCCGAACGTGGATCGTGGTGAAGTCGTCGCCAAATCTCGCCACGTCGCAGCCGATCTCGCACGGCTTGTCTTTCGGCTCCGGCAGGAGCAGTAGCTCGGCCTCGCTCCAGACCGCATCGCTCCAGACGTTGTAGGTGGCCTGCGAGGGCCACCGGCCCAGCAGCCGGGCCTCCGCAATTGGCCCCGGTCGCAAATACTGGCCGCTGCCCGGTGGCCACTCGATGTCGGTGGCCTTGGGCTTGCCCTCGACCGGCCGGCACCATTTGCCGAGCAGATACTCGACCCTGGCCAGCCGCATGGCGGCCGGGAACGGCGGCGGCTCGCCCTTCAGCTCGGCGATGATGTTGGGATGCTCCAGGGCCGAGATCGTCACCGAGTGCCAACCGCCGCTCAACTCCTCGGCATAGGCCTGGGAGCTGGTGTCGGTCGGGTTGAAAATAGCCAGCCAGGCGTGGCCCTCACCGCTGAACATCGACTCGGCCGTTTCCCAAAATATCGAGTCGACCCCCACGGCCTCGTCGAAGATGATAAAAACGTGCGGGCCGTGATTGCCCTGAAAACTTTCGCCGTCGCGGGCCGTGAAGCCGTGGGCGAAATGATCCGGGCTGCTTTCTAGCCGGGCCGCCTTCGGGCCGGGAAAGCCACCGCGACCGCCGCGCTGAACCCGGACTTCTTTCCAGAGTAGATCCTTGACCTGCCTGACGTTGGGGGCCGTGGTCAGGGTTAGCCCCGGATCGTGAACGTCGTACCACCAGTTGACCAGGCCGCCGCCGAGGTGGGTTTTGCCGATCTTGTGGCTCGCCTTGACTAGCACCCGGTAGGGCGGGGTCAGGAGTAGCCGGGCTACCTCGATTTGTTTGGCCCACCAGGTGACCCCTAAAACGTCCCGGGCGTAGCCCTCCGGGTCAGCCCGGTAGAGTTCGGCGAGGGAGGTTTTGGTCTGTTGCCGGCGGCGGCGCTCACGTTCCGCCGCGGCCCGCTGTTGATAAAATGACATTCAATGGATCTTCTCCGGCCGCGATCCGTTCGAGTTGATCGTCGCTCAGCTTGGTCAGGTCAAGGTTCAGGTTTTCGCGCATCTGCCGCCGGCCGCCGGTTTCCTTGGCCAGGTCGTCCAGGATGAGCCGGTACTGCTCGAGGATCGCCTTATTAAATCGGACGATATTCACCCGCTCGGCGTCTTCCCCGAACCCGACCGTTTTTACATCCGGCAGCCACAAATGATCCTGGTTGAAATCAATTATCTCGCCCGTCTCCGGGTCGATCTCGAAGAGCTGGCCGGCCAGCCGGTGGACCAGCTCCTTGAGAGCCACCACTCGCTCGTGGACCAGGGCCAGGCCTGACTGCATGATGGCCGTCACGTGCTCGTTTTTCTCGCGTTCGAGGCCGGCCTCGTAGGCTGCCGCCCGGATTTGCCACTCGAATTGGCCCGACCAGCCCTTTAGGGTGTTGAGGCGTCTGGTTGGTGGCGCTTCAGCCCCGGCCCGGTACCGGTCGAGGAGCTTGGCCAGGCTGCGGCCTGGGCCGAGGCGCAAGTAATCGTTGCAGGCTTGAACCGCCTTCTGGCTCTCGCGTGGTTGGCGCTCGCCGATGATCAGCTCAGGCCGGAGGGCGTTCATCGTTGGTTTTCGTTAGCCAGGCGGCCACCCGCTCGGGGCCGATCAACTCCAGGATGCGGCTGCTGGCAGCCGGATCCGAGGCCAGCAGCTTCTGGCAAGCCTCATCCTCTAGCAGTGAGGTCATGATCGTGGCCGTGCTGTCGTGGTCGCCCCGGAGTTTGACCAGGTCCGTCATAGTCTGGCTGATCTGGTGCCGGGCCTCGACGAACAACTCGGACGCCTCGAAACCGTGCCCGATCATCGCCTCGACTTTGCCGAACAGCGCGACCATTTTGTCGCGCACGGCGGTCTGGGTAATCAGCGCCGCCGCCAATTGATCCCGCAATGTGTCGAAATTTTCCCGGAGCGGTTCGGCCTCCTCGACCCTGATCTTCATCAGCTTGGAAAACAGGAATTCGAGACCATTGCCCGCCTGGCCCAGCTTCCGGTCGGCCCGGGCCAGCTCGGCTGAGATGGCGGACATATGTTTGCTCGTGACTCTAAATCGATCCGTCAGCGCCTTTTTATTCATTCTTCTCCCACTCGCTATTTAGCCACTCCAGGACAATCGCCAGACTGATCATGCCGAAAATGTGGGGCACGATCAGTAACTCGTAACGTGTTTTGATCCGCCAGATGAACCAGACCGACCAGGCGCAGGCCAGGCCGATGGTAGTGAACAGCGCCGCCAGAGCCATCGTCAACCCGTTGGCCTTGTTCCCCCTGAGCAAACGCCAGGCGGTGACGGCCGACCAGGCCAGGCAGATGGTGCTGATGATCACGTCCAGGATTTTGGTGGTGTTGTGCATCTATTTTTTCTCGTTAAGAAGCTCCTGGTGGAGCTCGGCTAACCGGTCCTTGATCTCGATGATCTGGGTCTCGATGTGGACCGGCACGTGCAGGCTGCCGAATTTGGCGCGTTGCTGCTCTAAAATATTGAGGCTCTGCGTATATTGGCGGATCAAATCCCGGCTGGTGACCTCGCGCTGGGCGCTCCAGTAGATGATCTCCTCGATCATCTCCCGCAGCACGGCCAGTTCGGTGTGCTGCTTTTGGATGGCGTTGGCGTGCATCTCGTCGAGCTGGTCTTTCAGTTCGAGTTTTTTCCAGACTGCCACCTCGAACTCCGTTAACCGGAGCTCGATTAGATCTAATCGGACCTCGACCTGCTCGCTGCGACTGAGCCGTTGGCCAGCCCGAAACCGATCTTGCAGAGATACCACATCACCTCGAAGCGGATTTCTCCGCCCCATCCTCGTAAGCGATCCCGGCGATGACCGTGATCAAGAGGGCATCGATGGCCGCCCATACCGCTGCCGGCAGCCCGAGATAGTGGGCCACGATAGTGATCGCTGCCCCGGCCAGGGCTAGTAACGCCTTGCGGGAGTAGAGCAAACTTAGCCCCACCTCCCGGCCGGTGGGCAGCCCGTCGTCGATTTCTTCGGGTGCCCTGGCCAGTTCCTGCATGACTGCGTATTGGTTGTAGCTCCAGAGATTGTCGGTCAATTGAGCGGCCTCACGTAAAGGCTGGTCACCGACGTTTTCTCGGCCTTGGCCAGCAGGTCATCCCGCTGGCCTTCGCAAATGTCGCCAACCTCAAAAAATGCCTTGATTAAATTATTGGGCACGCTCTTTTTAATCTGGATGATTTTGGCGGCCAGTTTTGGCCCCAGCGTTTCCAGGGCCAGCTCGGGCGAGACGGTGATCCGCTCCGAGGTGGAGACGAACACCCGGCCGGCCTCACCCAAATCGATCTCTTTGAAAT